TTATTATTTTTTCACCTTTAGAATATCGACATTCTGGGCAATGAAAATTATATCTTAATGAACAATCAATATTTCTTTTGTAATCACTATGTATACCATGTTCGCATTTCCAATAAACTTCTTTATCGCTATGAGGACTATATTCATAGGGAGATGTTTTATTTTTATCACTCCATACATTTAATACTTCAGGGCATACAGTACCCACACTATCCAATTTATGTACTTTGCCACTATTAGAATTACAATATGAGCATCTATTATTTTTTTTATTAAAGTTGTATATTGTTACTTTATAACTACTATGATAATCTTTCTTTTGACATATAATCCATACCTTTTTATTACTACCACGACTAATTCCCCAAGGGTCTATGTTGTCATTTTTATTATAGTCCCAATATTTTTCCAAAAAATTTTCTCCGTATTTATCAATGCCCCATTGGGCAAAGGAATTGCATTGATTGCATTTACCTGTAACTCGACTAATTTTCTTTAACTCACTTTCGTGTATATTTCTAGGACATTTAAAGTAATATTTCTTCGTAGAACCATAATTTATTTCATCTGGTTTTAATATATTTAATTCATAATCCCATAAATTAAGAACATCTTGTTTATTATTGTCAATACACCATTGTTCAAATGATCTGCCGTTCTTTAGTCTACCTTTTCTTGTATTTTCACTTCCAAATATTCTATTGGCACATTTATTACAATAATATTTACCATCACTATGAACACATTTTAAATAATCATGCCATTTTACATTCATTACTTTTGTACATCTATCACCATCGCACTTTATTTTTGCTAATATTTTAGCTCCAATTTGTAAATCTTCTATTTTAACTTCAAACTTGTCTTTCCATTTCGTGAAAATATATTCTTTATTTTCATAATGTTTTTTATTTCTGGGATGCCAATTTATTATAGCTAATTTGGTTAATAACCCAATAAGTCAGTCCTCCTTATTTTTATTTATAAATCATATCCCCTAAGTTGTGTGCGAATGTCTTTTACTGGTTTGCCAAGTTTGCCAATTGTTTCTCCTGTTGATAAATTATATTTTACGTTTTTACCATCATCAAAATAAAACACAAGATATTGATTCTCTTTACATGAAGTTAACATATATTCCTCCTATCTGATATCTTATCATATTAATCCTCCTTTCTACACGTAGGACATTTCCAATCATACCTATACTCAAAATTATCATCCTTATAATGATAAATCAGAACTCCCCATTTCATACATTCTTTACACATTTCTTGAGCATAGAATTTAGTTTTATCTATCCCAAACATTTCACATTGTTCATCAAAACACCAAATTTCTTGTAAAGACATTTGCTCATAATTGGCAGTATGAACTAGTGCCTTGATTGCCATTTCTTTTGTATTAATTTCTTCACCTTTTGAATTTTTAAGATACATGAGAGGACTCCTTTCTTTATTCTTCAACATCAGATTTTATCTGGTTATGTGGCCTCTAGAATCCTTGTTAGAGGCCACTTTCAAGAATCAACTAATTACAGATTCTTCATTATCTCATCAATTTCAAGTTCAACTTTCTTTTCATTGGAAAGAAGCTGATGCAATTTCGATTCCATAACTTTAAGTTTATTTTCTTCTTCTTTACAACTTACAAAATCAAGTTTAGACTTAATATCGGTAATCCACTCAACAACATGATATCCACTAATAACAAAATCAATTCCCAAATCTTTAGCAGAAATTGCATATGAATTTAGTTTAATTAATAAAGTAGTTAATTGCTCTTTCGTTAGAACTTGAATATTTACCCTAATACCATTTAGTTCAATTGAACAATTTGTAATTGGTGAAAACTTTTGAGATTTTCCTAATTTAATTTTCTTTTCCTCAATTTGCTTTTTTAGTTCCATAATCTTAAGATCGTTTGTTTCTGTTTTCATTTTTATTTCCACTCCTTAATTAATTCTTTATTTGAATTATAAGTTACTAAATATTTAGGGTTAATTGTATCAAAAACTTTTTCAAGAGATGCTTCTCTCATAAATATTTCATCTTTTCTACCCTTGGTGGTAGTATAAACATTATAAACTTCATTTTTCTTATCATAATTAGTATAGTGATAATAACTATAATGTCTTTGTCTTTCAATATAATATTTTATATATTTGTTATTAATTTTAACATAGCATTGATTATGCCAATAAGAATTCTTTTCTAATAATTTATTGAATTCTTCTGATGTATAATCTAAATATATATCATTCTTGGGTTCTCTAGCAGAATAACTATCGCTCTTTAATAGTTCATCCATCAAATCAGAATAATCTTCAACACAATTCTCATCTATTATATCAATAATATTGCCTGATAAAGATTTTATAGATGTAATTTTTCTATAACTTACATTTCTATTATAGAAAAAATATGTTTTTGTTTCTTTACTGTCCTTATTGTTTTCATAAAATCTGCCTAAATAAATCAATTCATTATTGGAATTGGATTTATATGTCCCACCTAATATTAAGGTTTTACCATCGAATTTCTTCTTTTCATGTCTTAGATCGTTTAATTTGGATAGTTCAACATAATCAGGAGATTCCACTGGGATTAACAATAAATCTGACCCAGACCAACCGTACACAAAAAATCCTTCTAACCCCTTACCTTTAATAGAACTAGCATTTTCAAGAATATAGAGTAAGTTTTCTATTGTAATTTCGAATTCAAAGTTTCGCTCATCGAATACTCTACAATATGATTTTCGATGCTCCCATCCCGAACTATAATCGCCAACTTTCTTATTTAATACAAATCCACTCGTAGGTACATTTTCAAACTCTTGTGGTTCAATTTTGTTGTCGCGCCAACCATTCCAACTTTTTTCTTTTCTTAAAACATTTCTTTGGTCATAATAAATAATGTAAGCAAGTTGTCCAGTGTATGTATCTTTGCGTTCTTGATAACCTACTTTAATAGTTTTTGGTAAAAATATTGTACTATTCATTATTTATTCACCATCCTCATATCCATTATATTTGCAAAATTCTTCATCACCCTCGAATATTTCCATAAATATATCTTCAAATGGTTCTCCCCATCTCATATTATTCCCATTGTTTGGTGATTCGTCCATAAGCATAGTTACAATATATTCAGCAAATTCCTGTCTTTTACCGCGCATTATTTTTGCACCTAAATTACTTCCATCATCACTACAATTATCAGGACTATTATGAAACAACCACACCAAATCTTTAAGACTTATTTCCATTTTAAGTTTATCATTGGTGATTTTAAATTTTAGTAATTGATCGTTAAATTCTTTCATTGTTTTATCTCCTTTTTATTCATTTTTGACATTATGATACAGTCATCACATTTTTTAACCCAACCATATAAAGAATTTGTCCAGACAGTAAGCAATTTCTTTCATCTCTTGAACCTTTAACAAATTTACATAAGGTATCTCCATTTTTACTTGCTTTATCTGTTTGTTCATTACAATATTCCCATTGTGGGACTTCTACTTCTGTTTCATAAATTGTAATTAATCTTGGCATAATTTATCTCCTTTCCTAATCTTCTAAAATAACATTATATATCTTCCCATCGATATCAATAAATTGAATATCAACACTTTCTAAACTATGTATTGGATACCCTGAAGCACTATCTCCATTTGGACAATTAAAATCTACTTTATATTGTTTTTGCAATTCCTGAATATGTTCATCCACATTTTCATATCCGTGATCTTCATTGGTATAGTCTTTTCCAACTAATTTCTTAACTTCTAGTAAACATTCTGCAATTTCATTAAAATATGTTTCATCAAATTCTTCCTCTGAGTAAGAATAATCAGCATCATTATAATCTCCACACATTTTAACATTATAAATTGGTTTTTTATTTTTAATTAGATTTTTTACAATTTTCATTTTACAACTTCCTTTCAAATATTTTTTATTTGTTTTACTTTGTTTTTTCTAATACTCTTTTAGCATAGCAATATGAACATTCTTCATTATCGTCATATTCATCACAATGACAAGCATTGTTAACATATTGAACATATTAGTCTTTTAAACATTCTAGTGCCAGTCTTAGTTCACTAATTTTTTCTTCTAAATTCATTTAATTAGCTCCTTTTTAATCTTCAATTTTTACAAGCTTCATACTAAAACTTATTTCCACAGGTTTATTAATTAACTTGCTACTCATGACAGCTTCTAAAATAGCAAGATGTATATTTGTTTTTCCACATTGCCTTCCTTGAGAGAGTAGAAGATATGAGTAATCTCTATCTGGATAAATTATCAATGTTATAAATACTCCTTTCTAAAATAAAACCATAATATTGTTTACGATCCATCAAATTGAACATAAATCTTATCGATATCCACCCTTTCATCCGCAACCCACCACTCAATACCACTATCATGTCGTCCTTCAATTTCCGATTCTTCATCTGTTTCTGGTCTAACAAAATACTCAAAATGAATGTCTTCAACTCTATTATAATCATCGAGATTTACTATTTCCTCAACTGCGTCCAAAATATCTTTTAATCTAATAAATCCTGCTTCTTCATTTCCTTCAGAATAGTAACATTCTTCAAACATCATTTTATTTAGAGATGAATTACAATCTGCTTTTACTAAATTGCTTGCGGTTTTAAGATCATAATCTTCATCTAATATTTCTCCAAGAAGTTTAAGTGTTGTCTTTCTGTTTGTTAAATCTAATAATATACTAACTTGTTCTTTAATGTCTTCGAATTCCATTTTAATCAATTCCTCCTTAAAATACTTCAATGCTATCTAATTCAAATGACTTCTTATCATCACTTAACGTAATACACCAATTATCAAATTTTCCTGTCCATAGATGCCTATGATTATCATTCATTATCATAATATCTGCATAAACCTCATGATCTGTAATTTCTATATTAGGTTCTGCTAAAATCATTCCTATTACTTGACAACTATCTTTATAATTATCCATATCTGTATAATTGTTAAAATCTTCACGTTTATTCCATACAATAGGTTTGTTTGCGAATGTGTCTAAAGAGTTCATAATCATTTCTTTGGTTAAATTCCATCCATTTTGTGTTTTTCCAATAGTCATTATTAATTGATTATTGAGTTTAATCATTTTATCAATTCCTTTCCTCACATAAATCCATCCTTTCTAATGCAAGAGTTGTACGCAATCCAGTCATTCTAGGGGGAATTATAATTAATACCATTATTAATCATATATTGCAAACGTAATTCTGCCCACTTATAATCTTCACAATCAATTGCATTATAAAAATCTTCTTCATTAAAATAAATAGTTTTCATATCAGTGAATCTATTTAATATTGCAAATGTTATTTTTGCAAACAAACTTTCATGCTGATATTGTCTACATAAATCCCATAATTCATAAGTGAATGTGTTGTCTTTCATAGATGCTCCTTTTTAAAACAATTAAATATAAATTTAATATCCTTGAGTAATTTGTTCATTTATAGTACGGACATCTTTTCTATTTGTTTTAATTATAATTTCGATCTCTTCATCTATAGCTGTCGGACTATACCCAAAATTAGATAGAATTTGATCTAATCCATCAAGAGACTCAGCATCCATAATATTTTCATTTTGACTTTCTGCATAAAAACCATTTTCATCATCACATTTTACGATACCTTTAAACTCAATTGTTAACATGCTCATCAATCTCCTTTATTTTTATTAGGGATGAAATAATCCTTTTAACCCAAATTAATCCCAATCTGTTTCTACATTATCACTGCCAATTTTTAAATACACATTCCCACTCATAGGTTTCTTTTGTACTTCTTTAATGACAATATCATGAATTTCTTGCCTAACACTACCCTCAATTCTCCATTCAATATCTGAAACTAATTTTTTTATTGAAGTATCAATAATTTTAGTTGTTTTTGATTCAATAATTGATTTTACTTTTTCTTCCACTAATTTTTCTACATTTAATTTTATCATTACCTCATCAATTTTCCCCTCAATAAGTTCGCGCACAACTTGTTTAGCCATTTGCTCAATATTCTTTTGTGGAATATTAATATCCAATTTAAAATCGTTTGACATATGATTACTCCTCCTTACCTAGATACTCTCTCACCTTATCTCTAAATTCTATAACCAAACTTCTCATATCATCATTTATTTGTGCTTCGGTTTTCAAGGCATCCTCATCTGAGATTTCTTTTGTAACACCATACATTTTCTTTAATGCTTTTTGTACTTGCAATGCATCTTCGTCAGTTGAACCATATCCATCAACATACATATCACTTTCCAGTAATGCTCCATAAAATAGAATCTCTGTTTTTGTCATAACTTTAACCTCTTTCTTAATCCTTTAATTCACCAAACAATGATACTCTTACGCTCTGATAAGCATCAACATAGCAACTGGCTACTAACATATCTTCTTGATCGTCTGCATTTTCTTTACTTCTACGCCAATTTGTAATAGAGTTGTCAAGATATTTTTTAATCTCTTCTGGATTATTGATATCAACTTTTTTATCTAATTGCATAAATTAATCTCCTTTCTAAAAGCATTTAAATTTAGAGATTTATGCTATAATTTTAAAAAATAATAACCATCTTTATTTTCTTTCTCTTGCTCTTCTTGTCTTTTCCTATCTTCCTCTGATATTTTATTATAAAGTTCATAAATCTTATTATATGCAGATTCACATATTTCAGGTATATTTTCTACATTAATATGTCTACTAAAATTTTTAGGTCTTAGTCTACCAGATGGTAAAATATCAATTATTTTGTCACTATTTATTTCTAAATCATGACAAATTCTATTAATTTGATAAGCCAGAAGATCACGTTCAGTTGGATGTTCTCTGTAAACTTGTGTATATAAGTGTAGCAAACATATTTCTATAGAATTTAAAAAAGTATCATCTTTCACCCATTCACATAAATATTCTTGCATAAACAATTCTCTATTATTGTCTCTTTTTACTCGATCCCAATAACCAACATCATAGTCATCTGCTTTACACCCACAACTTTTAGCTCCGCAATAATCGTCAGCTTTTGCCATTTCTATACCTCCATTTTTAATATTCTACCTAATTCCAATCTTACTGCACAACCTATAGAAAAATTATTTTGTAAAATTTTATTTAGTTCTTCTTTTGTTATCTCTTTATGTCCTATTGATTTTAAATCATTTAAAAGCATATCAACACTCTCGGTATAAGTAATTAAATCATCAGTGTAAGATTCTCTTTTACCAAACGCCATAACAACATCTCCTATGTTTAATATTTATGTTTTTCTTCTTTTGTCATGTATTTAATTTTTGATTCTCCGTGTTCAAATTTATCACATAGCATATCCCACGGATTTATTCTACCATCTTTGATAACAAATACCCCAACCAAACATTTCTTGTCAAATGCAAACCTTCCCCATTGCCCATCATATACTTCTTTTCTTATACAATTTATGCAATTTAGACAATCTGCCATAACTTTTATCAGTTCCTTTCAATTCGATATTTTAAAGTATTTACATATTTGGGATATGGAGCATATGGAAGCATAAGTGAGTATAAGAGAGGTGTAATTTTACACTTCCATATTTAATTCTATTATTTTATTTTTTCTAAAAATTCATCTTCAGTTAAAATTGGAACTCCATCTTTTAACGCTTTTGCTTCTTTAGATGAACCTTTTAATTTACCTACCACCAAATAGTCCAAGGACTTAGCGTAACCTGATCCAAATTCCCCACCTAACCCCTCTATGATTGCTTTTAATTCATCCTTCTTATGTGATTCGAAACTACCAGTGCAGTACAGTTTTTTACCTGCAAAAACTCCATCCACATTAATCACTTCCTTCTTTTCTTCTTTGATAATCTCAATATGTTTTAATAGTTCAGATACTTGAATCCAATTGTCATTATCCATAAAATAACTATAAACATTTTCTGAAGCAATTGGCCCAAAATCTTTTACCAATAATAAATCTTTTACCTTTGCACTCATAATTTCAGTAATATCATTATTGAAATGTTTACATAAGTTTTTACTACCTCCTAATCCAATTCCATCAATTCCTAGAGCAAAAATAAACGACTCTAATTTTACCTTTTTACAATTTTTAATTGCTTGGATTAGGTTATTGTATTTTTTAATCCCGAATTTAGGAAGTTTAATGATTTTATCTTTTTTGTTTTCCAAACTAAACAAATCCAAAATATTATTGATAATTCCATTTTCAACAAAGAGCAACGCAGTTTGTTCACTGAATCCATCAATATCCATTGCTTGGATTGTTCCAAAATGAGATATTGATTTTACAATTTGTGCCTTGCATTCTAATGAATTCATACAAAAGTAATGAACTCCATCCTGTACTAATTCACTTCCACATGATTGACAATGAGTGGGCATTTTAATTTCAAGCATATCCTCTGTAATACTATCCTCTACTACTCCTAAAATTTCAGGAATAACGTCATTGGACTTCCGAATAAATATTGTTGCACCAATTTTTACTCCTTTCTTCTTGATATCGTCCATGCTATTTAAGGTAGCATAACTAACGGTCGAACCCATTAAATCTACAGGTTCTAAAGTTCCTCTAGGAGTTACTTTCCCTGTACGACCAGTCCTGAATTCAATATCTAATAATTCTGTAGTTGTTTCTTCTGACTCATATTTAAATGAAATTGCCCACTTAGGAAACTTTGTGGCGAATCCCATTGCTTCTCTTGTTTTGATATCATTGATGCTTACTATTGCTCCATCAATTTCATAATCTAAATTAGGTCTAAGTTCTTCAATTAAAGCAATTTTTTCTTTAACTTCTTCAATGGTATTACATAGATAATAATCTTGATCTACTGGCAATCCCATTTCTGTGATAAACTTCATCATTTGAATGTAAGTTGTGAATTTAATTCCTTCACTGTATCCAATGTCATAAAAGAAAGCGTCTAAGTTTTTATTAGCAGTTTCTTTTGAATCTAAGTTTTTGATTGCTCCGGCAGCACCATTTCTTACATTTTTCAAAGGAATTTTAGCTGTTTCATTATATTTTTTAAAAGCACTTTTCTTCATATAGGCTTCGCCATGAACTTCAATAACATAACCACAAGCAATTCGTAATGGAATAGATTTAATTGTTTTTACTTGTGATGTTACTAATTCACCTTTAATTCCACCAGTTCCCCTTGTGGCAGAAGACAATAATACACTTTTATAAGTATTATTAATTGTCAGTCCGTCGAATTTTTTCTCTACAACATATTGAAGTTTTGGCAGATTATTTTGTTTTACAAACTGTTCATTCTTTTTATGCCAATCATCAAGTTCATCCATATTTTGTGCTTTGTCCATTGAATATAACCTTGCTTTATGTTCATGTTTTTCAAATTTGTCTAAAACTATATCTCCAATTCGTTGTGTGGGGCTATCTTCTGGTATGTAATTAGATTCCTTTTGTAAGGCTTCCAGTAGGGTGTATTTTGAGTCATATTGGGAATCTGAGATAGTTGGGTTACTAAGGGTATAATAATCGTAGGAGTGCTTATTTAGTTCTTTAATAAGGTTTTGAATTTGTTCAATCTTTTTCATTTATGACATCTCCTTATTCTGTTTAAATTTTCTAATATGTACATCTATTGTAGACAAACTACATTTATACTTAGTTGCCAATTCTTTTCTATTGTACTCTATCCCCACACCCATAGTATCATTATAAAGATTATCTACTTTGTATTGAGTCAATCTTTTTACTTTTGGAATAGAAATACAGTTGTCTAACATTTGAGCAAAATGTTTTAATTCGTTAATTGTTTCCGCTTTATTAATATTTTCATCGATCATATGAAACTTATCAATATTTGGAGCGAATTCCTTAAATATCAACTGCTCTCCTTTTAACCTTACTGAGATAGCAATATTTTTACTTTTATAATAACCTAATTGGAATTCTTCTTTGTAATATTGAATATTTACCTGCCATTTGTTAGTATTCTTATACCAAAACACTCCAGTAAACCCACTAGTATTGTTTCTTTGCATTGATTTGTTAGCACCATTATCTGAACTTGAAGCGACTCTTAGATTAAATTTTCTATTATCTCTCCTATTTTTATTCTCATGATCCACCTCCACATCTGAATTTAATAACATTCTATGCATTCTAATTTTTTCTATTCTATTTATAGTTGTAACAGGATATCCTTTGGAGTCTAAACTCCACTTCATATCTTTAACTTTTTCTACATCTTCAATATCAATCAATATCGTTTTGTTTTTAACAATATTGTGAATATCATATAATAATATTTCAGCATAATTTAGTTCGTTATTAATAATTATTTCATTTTTATCAAACCTTGTTCTTTCCAATACATGTCCATGTCTAAAAACCTGTTTATAATGTTTCTTGTAATACCCCTTTACGTGTTCAATATCCTTACATCCATTGGCTAAACACGTATTTTTCTTTTCTTCCATTTAATCTCTCCTTTATAATACTACAATTATATGTCTTTGTCAAATAAATTATTTTTTAGTTTTGTATTAAGTTTCTTACTTAATAACCTTCTTACTCAAACATTTACCACCATCTCTAAATCCCATAATAAATCCTAATTTTCTTAATCCATATTCATAAACATTTCTACGCCTATTATCGTTCCACCCTATGCGAATATAATCTCCATTTTTACAGAAATCAGAATTCTCAAATTCAATAATCTGATTCTTAGCCCATATTAAGCCTTCCAAGCCACACTTACCAGTTTCCTTGCCTATTAGTACATCTCTTTCTTCTGATAAAAATTGTCGGATATGTTTTTTCTTATTTGCAATTGCTAAAAATATTGAGTATTCTTTACATTTACTAAATTCATATTTATTGAAGCATATTATAATTGTTTGATTATTAGTTAATTTATGTGTTTTATAATATCCAAAACTACCATAATATCCTTCATATTTTATTTCATCAAAATTTTTCATTTTTCTCCTTTCTTATATAACATTTAAAATCACAAACTTATCCTATTATTTAATTCCACCAATTGCAAGACAAATTACCCATATTGGGGTCAAAACAACCTGCAAGATATTTATTATCAATATATGGATTATCAGCATTCAGTCTCTCTAATAAACACTTATCTTCTTTTTCGATTTCGTCAATAAAATTATCCCAATTTTTAGAAATAAAATTAATAAATATCCCATTATTATCACGTTCCCTAAAACGTTTAATCCATTCATCTTTCATATTCTTATCTGGATATACCATAAAAAATCTAATATTGTTTTCATTTAACGCTTCTCGCACGATATTATGACTTGATACAAAAATTACATCCACTTTGCCAATATTATCTTTAATATGTTTAATATAATTATTAGGGAAATTAGAATCTCTTTCCTTAGTATTAATTCCATTTTCATCTTTAACCCAACTAAAATTACTAGAATCTGAATCTAACATTGTATATGGTTTGTCATTATAATTATTAAACATGTAGGATTTACCACAGGCAGGAAATGCACTTACTATAATTGTTGGTTTGTATTTCATTATTAATCAATCTCCTTTCATTTTAATATGGTACAATACTTCCACTTAATGATCAATAGTAATCTTACCTGCCATATTACAATGTTCACATCGACAAATAGTCCACCTATATCTATCCTCAGCACCCATAAGACAATATTTACCTTCACCCAATAATTTCTTACGACTAACAAATTCTTCAAAACTTCTCTCAACATCAGAATCAGTTTTAAATTCATTAAAGGTATAGTGATTAAACCATCTCAAGCACCAAGATTCTTCTTCGACAAATTCATATTCAATATTCTTAAATATAACTCCATTATGTTTTGTTAATGTCCTTAATTTAAACTGTTTTAATTCTTCTTCTAACTGTTCTGCTGATTGATTTTCTTTATACATAATAAAATAATCTGTAAAATTATTCTGATAATCATCTTGATTCCAAGTGGCATAAAATTTATAGATTGGGAATTTATTTTCTAACATTTTTATTTATCCTTCTTTATATTTTAATATTTTTCGTCTTCCATATCTTTATCCGATATTTTTTTTGTTTCAACTTCAAAACCTAATACTTCTAACAAGCCAATCCATCCATAATTAGATATTGAGTGGCCTTCACATTTAAAATCTTCTCCAAAATTTACTTGTAATACTTCCCAATCTCCTGACTCACAGACTATAAGTTCAATTAACGGTTTACTCATTCTTTTCTTCTTCCCTTCTTCGAATTATAATGGTTATTTCATCATCAATATTAAGACGTTCCTTATTGACATTAGATAAACATTGGTCAACGCCATCTAATAAATTGTTAGTATCAAAATCATTTAATTCAACACCTTCTAAAGACCATCTATCAGAAGGAATATGATATTTTACTTTACCTATAAATTTTATAAATTCCATATAATTAATCTCCTTTCCTATAAATCGTATTCTTTATGACATACCATCAATCACTTCATCTAAACTATTACTACAATCAATTTCAAATACTTCCTCAAATAATCTACATTTTCTAATTAATTCATCTCTAGTCTCTTGAATATTTTTTAAGCAAATTACACTCATTATCGTATCTATTAATTACATGTCTTGTTTCTTGACATATTGGATAAACATGAATTTTTCTATGAGAAAAACTACTGCACTTTTCACATCTACATCTCATTATTTTAATTTCCTCCTTTCTTGCATAATAATTCTTAATATGGCATATAATAATGTCGTTACGAAAATTGTTCTCGTCCTATATTAACCTCTTAGAAAGATAAACTGGCTAAGAGGTTCTTTTTGATTTGAGTAATAAGATAGATAAGAGAAATAGGAGAATAATACCATGACTATAGAAAAGATTATAATTATAATTCTTGGAATGATTATTATTTTAACGCCAATTATTAGTATGTTGATTTACTATTTTAGTCATTAATCAAATAAACTAGATCAATTTAAACAATAATGCAATAGGTATTGCGAATATAGCTAATACTCCACCAAATATTATCAAGTATATTAATCCTAACAATACTATTAAAAATAATTTTATTAACATTAATAATAAATTTGTTAATTTAATTGCAATAATTAATTTTAGTTTTTTAAGTTTAAACATAATAATTTCATCTCCTTTTAAACTCGTCATTTATAGTATTAAATATAATCCTTATACCTATTATTTAATGAAGATAATTCATTTTCATATCTTAATCTACTGACAATCCTTGAATTCTCTTAAATTTTTCATAACCACCATGTTTTTTAATAACTTGAGCAATTTCATCATGTAATATTGTTTCTTCTTTTCCTAATTCACAAGAATCACAATAATGATGATAAGTAAATTCATTATCTCCCCAATACTCAGAATTTTCTTTTGTTTTATTTCCACAATATACACAATAATAATTAATTCCTATTTGGACAGTTTTACTTTCTTTATGCATTTTTTACTTCCTTTCTATATTAGAATCAACTCTGTAGCTTAAACCAATTCTTTGAATAAATCATAATCAATTTTTGATAATTTAATGTTTGTTTTAAAATTCCCATAGCTAATTTCATATGTCCAATTTGAAACTATTTCACCATTCATTTTTCTCATCCATTTTAAGAACTTGCCATGAAATGGAGAGTGGGTATAGATATTATCAAATTTATTTACAAATTCTATAATATTAGAATCATTTACAGAATCAGCAAATATTATTTGAAAGCTATTTTGTAATATATTATTGTGTCCTTGGCAACTAAACTTCGTTGTCAAACCGATATTGTTAAATAATTTTACCATTGGGATACATTCAATATCTATTTCATCGTAGTTTATTTCCATGAAGATACTCCTTTCACTCACCATCAATTATTACATTGAAATGCTTAAACAAACATCCAAATTGACTTTTCACACTTTATACAATAAATACCAATCACATCATACCTTTCCCAGAAATCAAACTTGCTATAATCATCAGTAACTACATATAAGCCTTCATCAATAATATCACTATCTTCATTATCATCTGGTTTAACTAAATTTACTTCATTACCACAATCACAAATTATCTTCATTAACCATAGGCCCACGATGCAATTTAACCCAATCTGGTTTATATCTATCTAATAATTTAAACATATTATCTCTGCCTACTCCATTTCCAGTGTGAAGATAGATTTCTTTAGGATAGATATTAGGATTATAATATCCAGCTTCAATGAGCCACTTACAAAGATCGTAACCAGTTTCAGTTTCACTTAAGTCGTGGTCAAGTGATAGAATATTGACATCATTGCTTAATAGTAACAGGCGACATTCTAGAGCGTTTTTTGCTAAGATAAAATGTCCAGGACATGGTCGTAAATCATCAAGAAATATATTAATCATTTGTTCTCTCCTCCCATTTAATATTTAATTTAATTAGCAATTCTTCCGCAAGAAAATTATAATTGGCTCCCCATTCACATTCCTTGTGAATTTCACAATTATGACAAGCATATTTTATATTGCTGTCTAATCTACATCTAATTAACGCCTTATCTTTAGTAGTTAATTCCATAACTCATCACTTCCAATTCAATATTCTATTTTCTATCATTTCTTTTAATTTTCTGTGAGTGGCATTATGAACAATATCGCTATCGCTCAATTGATATTGTACACTTTCCATAACTGCTTCTGGTAATAATTTATCTATTTCCATTTCAATGATTTGTTGAATATTTTCATTAGACATTTTCTTTCTAACAATATCCTTAATAATTTGAGTTAATCCTTTTTCTTGGATTATAGTTTCGATTTCATCTTTAATAATATTTTCTAACATTTTGTTTCCTTCTTTCTTAAACTTTAATAATAATTAGTATCATATTTTTGGAATTTGAAAATTATTAATCACCCATTCCTCATGAATACACATCTTATAAAATATATTCCAGACAATTCTTTCTGCATATTCACCTCTTATTTCACCATTGTATAAAGGAGAAAACATTAATGATAAATTATAATCAATATCTCTGTCAAATAATCATATCTTTCTATTGTTTTAACTCTTGAACCAATTATTTTGCCTTCTAATGGAATTTCTGCTTCAATTATGAATGAAATGCCATAACCATTGTCCCATTTATAAGGTTCTGCAATAATGTATTTATCATAAACATCTTTTGTTGGTTTAAATTTTGGTTGAAATTTATATTGTATTGGGAGCATTTTAAACATTAAATCATATCCTTTCATATCCTTTCATATCCTTTCATATAGTTATGTTTATTTCTTTCTAATATGATAATTATAATTATCTAAGAGACACTCCAATTCTTCATCATTTTCTAACATACATCTTTCTAGAATTTTATTGCTGTTTTTTCACAATTTATACAATTATCAACAATTCTTTGCTCAAATAATTCATCTTTCAAACTTTCAATAGTATCAAATAAATCCCTAACCATATCCTTTGCTCCATCAAAAAAGTAAAATGATCCATATCTATTACATATACTGATTAAACCACAACATGGATTTTCTAGTGTACATTTCATACAGTCGTAATTATCTTCTTCATCTAAATCAGCCAATATTAAAACTTTTAACTTGATTAATTCCTCATTGCTTAATATCATTAATTTGACAACCCTTCTTTCTAACAATGTTTTTTGATATATTGCTCTATTTTACATTCTTTTATAAATTCTATAATATTTTCATCATCACCTTCCATGTCTTCTAATAAATTAATTATACAGCACCTCCATGTTTCTGGATCTATTTCATATTCATTAAGAATTTCAATATCAAAAACTTCACGTTCTTCCCTATTATTATTTCTAATTAAATACATTTCTTCAGTGTAATCATAATCTTCACCTTTAGTAAAATCAGCTTTTTCTTTTTCAGTAAGTGGTCTGATAATTTCAAATGTTTGCATCTCTGGGAAACTAGATTCTGGATCACACCAATATTTTCTAAAATCTTTCTTTGTATATGGAAGATATTTATCTTCATTTTGTTTTTTCATTTATTCTCTCCTTTTAATTCTTATAATTATCAAAATCATTTGATATGGAATTTGAATATTGTTTAACAATTAAAATCCCTTCATCGTATCCTATTCCATAACAACGATAATTAATAGAAACTCCAAAATTATTCTTTTTTAAAGTAAAATTAATATATGAAATCTTTTTACCATATTCATAAGTCCTAATTTCTGATTTTGCATATCCTAGAACTGGTATCAAAAATTCACAGATTTTATTTAGTTTCTCTGTACCCTCATCCCCCCTCTTCTTTACTTTCAACACTCATATTAAAATTCAGGCCATCATTAGTAGGATATAGTTTGAGTGCATTAAAGAATGCTGTAGCAATTTCCTTTTCTATTTCTGCTTGCTCTAACTCCTTCTTATTTTTCTCATCAAGATATTGTGGATTCTTCTCTAGATAATGCTTACATTCTCTGATACCAAATTTAGTTTCTTCATAAAAGTACACATCTGTTTTATCAATATAATACATATCATTTAATAGAGAATATTGCAATTTATATGCTTGGGAGTGTAATTCTTGCTTCACCTCTCCAACTTTAACATTTATTACACAGATATTACCTTTAACACAATTATCACATTTATTTTTATACATTTTATCTTCTCTCCCTTCTCCTTTCAAATATATATTTAAGCCAATTTAATTTTTCTTGGAATAAACATCGATTTTGCTTTCTCAAATAAAGTCATACTATTTTCTTTGCCATTACGTATAACTTCAATAATATTTTCTTCTAATGGAATCGCTATTTTAATCATTTCAACAATTATTTTTGCCATATTCATAACTATAGATAATCTAGTATTTTGCAACACCATGTATTCCATGAACCCTGAAATATTCACAACTCCGGTAATACAATAATCTCCGATTTCTGGTAATTCTTTACCAACTCCTGTTCCAGGTTTTAATGATGAATAATTTAAATAAATGTTGCTAATATTATCTATTTTCCCTAAACAAGCATCAACAGCAATTACCAAATCATAATTCATTTGTTTCAAGATTTCCATACGCTCAACTATATTACTAGCATGTAAAGGGTCATCTAAAGTACCAACAACATTATACCCTAATAATTCTAAGGAACTTCCTACAATTGGCCCTAGAGAATCGCCTGTACTTCTATCTGTGCCAACACAAGCAAACAATACATTTTTATTTTTAGTAACTGATTTTATATTATTTATAAATTCATGTGGGTTGTTTTTATTGAATGTAATTTTCATTTATTTCTCTCCTTTCCAATTATCATTTAAACATAATAAGGCTTTCGTACCTCTATTGCATCAGAAACATCTTCATATTCCTCATAACTCTCATAATCCAATAAATATTCCTCATAATTTTCATAATAATCTCTCCAAGGATCTTCATCACAATTCCATATCCCACTAATTTGCCACTGTTCGAACAAATTTTGATGTAAATCATGATCTAAATCAAAAGACGAAGTAAAATAAGGGCTACTTTTAAAATTCGTTGGCACTATGGCAAATGATTTGATGAATTCTAAGTGGCATTTATCGCATATTTCATATTTAGGATTTCCATATTCTCCAAGATCAGTATTTGTAGTTTTAATATCCTCTGCATGTGGACTGAATGGTAGTCCACACTTATTGCATAATTTACCTACTGTTTTTTGTTGAACAATAACCGTTTCAATATTTTCTACAATTATCACATTAAATTCCTCTTTTCTTTTGATTATTATTTGAGTATTATATGTATTAGTGGAATGCACCTTGTTCCATTGCATGAGAATAAATTATATTTCCTCTCTCATCATCTTCGATAATTCTAATACCTTTTCTATGCCTATTTGCTTCTAACTCTTTAGTAATTCTAATTTTATTATCATACTATTATCATAACTATATTCTTTACAATATTTATTTTCTGCGTTTTTGCGTGATTTTACTGCATCTTCGAACTTATAGAATCTACCAAGTTTCATCACTTTCTTATTAACAGTTATATACGCCACCCACTTTCCATATTCTTTATCCCAACAAACTCCTTTAACTCCAGATTTATTATTGCTTGGTATAATTCTATTCATTTGATTTTGACTATCACTAACTAATCTTAATTTACTTTTTCGATTATCTGTTATGTTATGAAATATATGATCGACATATTCATTATCTTTAGCATTCATTATTAATCTGTGCATATTAACATGTGTATTATCATTGTCATCTACATTAATATTTCTTGCACTAACATATCCTTTACGCAAAGACCAACAATAATCTTTAATTAAATCATAGTCTTCTAAATCAAAATAAAATTCTTTTCCTTTAAATGTATATCCTATACCATATTCTCCTGATAAATCATACGTGTTGAACTTCTTTTTAATTAACTTATTTAAATTAATTATTTTTTCTTTCTGTAAGCACCCGCAACTTTTTGTGTTCCCACTAACCAATGAGCCAGATATTACAGATATAACTGTTTGACATATGCAATCACATTGACACAACCAATATATGCCTTTCTTTGTGTTTCCATAATCTCTACTAAGTACAGTTAATCTTTCAAATACTATACCAGTTAAATCTTTAAAATTATTATTTATTAAATTCACCTTCTTTAATTTAATATGTAATCAGCGATTAATCAATTCTCTCTCAGACCTATGAATTGCTACTAGACATTTTTCTTCCACCATTAGCTTATACCTTAAGTCATCTGGTCTATTCCTTCCGAACTTTTTAATCATCTCCTGTTCAAGTTTCTTTTGTTCGACTAATCTTTTTTTGAAATCACCATCAAAATATATAACTGTGTAATCTGTTAACATTTCTAACACTCCTCATAATTTTATTTATATATTTACTAATTTATTCACATGATATGTTAATCTTCTAAGATTGTTACAATTGCATAAGTTACTCCGAAATCTTTAGCAAACTTATTTGATCCATAACCACTTCCAACAAATAAATCTATTTGAAAACTCTTTATTCCACCTCCTATATCACGGCTAGTATATATACCATCCCATTTCTTGTATTTGCTATTTTTGAACGTAAGCATGACTTTAGTACCAGTTGGTATGATGATAGGATCAGTAGCAATTGTCCTAGCGGAGACAAGAGTATGACCTTTTAAATCATAACCTGATGAAGTTATACCATAGTCCTTTGAACCTCTAGATTTTTGACATGATTGATATGCTAATGTATAAGCAGAGACTTTGAATACTTTGTCTATTTTTTCATTTACTGATTTAATAATTTCCTTTTCCACATCAATTTTACTTGGAACTACTATGTATTGTTTTCTCAATTCCTTAATTGCACCACAGGCATCACTCCCTAAATAATTAGTTTTCTGACTAGCAGTTTTTATAATTTTATTCTCACTTATATGATTTCCATTTGCACTTCCCACAATGAGAAAAGCACTAATTAATGTGATGAATAATTTATTATGTTTTAGTGTAGTTTTTCTCATTTGATAACTCACTTTCTTTTTATGATAAATTTATTTATTGAATTGTATTAATTTTACTTATGTAATATCGAGACATAATAACACATCCCGATAATATAAAAGCAAATCATGATTTCTCCATTTGATCAATTGCTTTCTGCCAACTACCAAACTTATCTATAAATACAATAGCCATTGGAAATTTCATGTCTTTGTTGCTTGGAATTCTTCCTAACTTTTCTTTCTTCTTTTTCAATATTTTGATTAAGTCTTTTTTAGTATACTCTACTGCAATAACTTTTTCAACCTTATTGTAATTCCCAAAATATTCTTTAATTAATCCTTCAGGATAAATGGCGTATATCTCATTTTTATCCAATACTCTTTCTTTTTCTGAAAATAATTTCTTTAAATGAGATATAACTGATTCTTTAGAGTTTTTACTAAAATCAACATCTTTATAGATGTCTTCGATCAAACCTGCCTTCATTAAAGACTTCTCCCATGAACCAAATCTATTACTATAAATAGCACTACTAGGCGTTTTCATATCAACTCCTTTAGGAATCCTGTTTAGCTCTTTTGATTTTTCTTGGAGAATATAAATCAATTCGTCATCTGTATATTTTCTATGAACGAAATCAGTGTGTTCATTTGTTTGATACAATTTATCTGCCCATTCTTTAAGTTCTGGATAAGCTTCTCCTAAGCAAATATACATACTACCATCAAAAACTGTTGAAATCATTCCAACTAATTTATATTCTTCAAATATTTCTCTATTTACTTTATGTTTAATATCATCAATAGTCCAATTTAAAATATCCTTGAAAACATAGTTTAGAATTTTCTTAGCAGTTTGAAGTCCTGCGACTCCATCCCAAAATCCAGAAGGAAATGATTTTAGAGAACCACTTTTGACTAGTTGATAAACCTCTATATCATCCATCTCAAATGTGTCAGTTGATCTTCCTTTGAATACCATGATTATTCACCTCTCTTCATTTATAAATGTTGTTTAACTAGCGTTTTTACGACATGTAAAGAGTCAATACAAATCTCTTTACTTTTGTCGTTCATTAACATACCATCTACTTTTATTCCCTCCTTTCCTAATAACACTATCATATTGTTGATTAAAACACCAATATCTTCTGAATTTACATCAATAATGTCAGAAATTTCTTCTTTTATGACATTCTCATTTCTTAAAAAATCATCAATTGTCATATTTAAATATGAGCAAAGATTTATAAGATATGACATGTCACTTATTTGTTTAATCTCTTCTTTATCTTTAATTTCGTTTAACCAAGCAGGAGGAACATTTGCAGACCTAGCAAAATCAGCAAAATATTTATGTCCCAACCTTTCTTTAAACAAAAAAACCTTTTCTCCCACGTTCATTAATATCAATTCCCTTCTTATTGCCATTTGCTACTACTGAGAACATATCTATATCCAGTTTCTTTCCTAGATATCCTACTAAATGTAGCAACTGTTGATTTACAAGTGAAAATTAAAACATCTTTGCTAATCCAAGCATCATTATCATCCTCAATTTTATTCAACGTCCATCCCTCTGGATCATAAACAATTTCAGGCAAATACTCAATTCCTTTATCTATTGATTGAAATATTCTAAAATAGGTCTTTTGTAATAATAAACTCAAAACACTTTCACTTTCAATTTCAATTAATTCCATCAAGAGATATAATTGAGCATGTAAACAATATAAATCTTTACTAGCGTGTCCACGTTTATTCATCTCCACTTTAAAAGAAAGAAGCAAATTATATCTTTTCCACATTTCTAATAGCGTATTTTGCATAATATTTACCTCTCATCATTCAGATACGATTCAATAAGTTCTCTAGTTTTAAAAACATATTTCTCCTTAGTTTCACCAAATTCAAATCTCTCATTAATTGAAAGATAATCTTCTCTAGTCAATTCGCCTTTCTCTTTTTTCAACTTTTTAGCATATTCAATAATAGCAGAGAAGTATAAATTACTTACACTAATATAAGGTTTTCCTAACCATTTTTGCATCCGTTGAATTCTACTAGCAAAAAATTGATAATCGACCTTGCCATGTTTGTTGCTCCCTGGGACTCTAAATACATATTCAGTTTTATTAATCATTCTTCCCTTATCTGTACTTTCGTATACCCCATTTTCATTGGGTTTTGTTTTTAATCCATTATTTGAAATATAAAAATCTTGATTAATGGTTTTTTTGAGTAAATCTAAAGTATAGTCATCAACTTCAATCCACCTCAATTCGCCATTATTTTTGGTAAGATATAATCTTTTCTTTTCCCATTTAATATCGTCTTCTTTTAGGTTTACTAATTCTTCAAGAGTATTGCCTTTTTCAGTACGGCCTCTAACCCCTAGACTTGGTAATTCAAGAATTGCCCTATCTTGATAATTTGCTAATTTAGATTGAAATTCTCGACACTCTGATAGAGGAATATAGGAATTTTCTTTTGCTTGAGAATTAATATAAAATTTATAGTTCGATGTTAAAATGCTAGAAAACCTGTTTTCATTGTGTCGTACTAGATTCTTAGGTGAAATGCAAAAATCTACATAAGTTTTTAATGGAGATAAAACAGTTTGAAAAGCGAACTTGTTTTTGTTTTTATATTGCACAATTAATAATTCGTCTCTCTCTTCTGTATTAAAGTTGTAAATAGGTTTACCAAGTTTTACTTCAAAATCATCTGCAAGTTTTAAAATATAACGATAATAACTTCTAGTAGATTTTAATTGTTTTTCTAAAAATTCTTCCTTAACTTCAGGATCAACTTTAAATTCCACTTTTTCTTCATTTTGTAATTCATCATTTGCAATTTCAATCATTTTAAAGCATCTCCTTTAAATTAATTTCTGAAAGAATTTATATAAATTTGTCCGTGTAGACTTTTTCATATCTGAATCTTTGTTCAATTTAATATCATCCCAGAATGTATTTTCCATACTGAAATCTATCTTATTTAAAATTTCTTCAAGAATATCTTCCCACTTTTTCACACCATATAATCGCTCAGACAAAGCGATATATCCTGCGAACATATTCTTATGATTGATATAACTTACCTTCTGAGTAGCTTCAGGATGTTCCATAAACTCTTCTACATGCAGTCCTATAATATAATCCATAACATTTGCTATATGCTTTGCAATAGGTCTTACTTGAAGCTTATTAGTTAATTTATCTCCATAACACTCTTCAATAGCTAATGCCAATGTGGACTTCTTAGCCATGCCGAAATGTTCAAGTTCAAAATGTCCAATTTCTTTATCGTTATCCTTTATTTGATCTGCAAATTCAGAGGTATCAATATCTTTAATTGCATCTACGACTACATTTCCAAGACTAGCAGTATCCATATTTTTAATATGCTCTTGCTTCATTTTTTGTTGTTTATTAATTTCTACCATATATTTTTGCGCTCTAATTTCACTGTAATTTGTTACAACTAATAACCAGTTGAACTCTAAATCTTGGTTAATGGCGAAGGCCAAGCTATTTCCGACCTTCCGATGAAATCCGTCAACTAGATTTTTAGTTCCTGAAATAATAAATAAATCACCTGTTTTTTCATCATAATCTAATTCATCAGTACCATCTTTAAGAACATTTACCACAATAGTAGTTGGAAATTGATCTCCTGAAAGAACACCATCTCTAATTTCTTTTGCATTTGTTTTGTTTAAGTGTATTCGCTTCATTCCATACACATCAATAAGTGGATCACGTTGCGTTTTAAAATTATAGATGAGTTCATTTCCAGCATCTAATTCGGCGAATTGTTTTCCTGATATATATCCAGAATAAAATCCAGTAGCAATTCTATTCATTTTAGGGAAAACAATAACTTCGTCTTTTTTATCTACTTTCTTTTCAAATTTATAATCATTTAAGTTTTCAATCTCAATTTCATTGAAATAATTTTTAGGATTAATCATTAATATTTCTTCAATTTTCCCCAATGGTTCTTTATCATCTGATTCCTTAAACATTAGTGCGTTATACATGCTCATAGTAAAAACAAACAATATGATTAAATCTTTACTTTCATCAATATCTAACGTGGATAACTCTCTATTTTTATTTAGAATACCAACTGCTAAACTACCTTTCATATTTCTTTTGTCAAACTCTTCAACAATTATTTTTCTTACCTTGTCGTTCGATGCATAATCTTCAATTAATACATTAAGCCCACGAATCAATTCAACCGATTTTTCTTTTAGCATAAATATCACTCCTTCGCATTATTGTCACAGTAATGACACACTTATATAATATAATATATCATGACTTCCCTAATAATGTCAAGGAATAATACTTATTTTTATATAATAAACTACTCCACGGAGAATAGAAGAAGTAGTTTATTATATTGCATAATTAATTGGTCTATTAATTACTAAATTACATTCGTCATCATACCCAAGCATTGATGAAGACAACATAAACACATATAGGAACAAATACATGCTTTTACAATTTCCCAAGGATTAGTTGAAGAATCTTTATCACATATGACCAAATTATTCCCTTGAAATTGCACACTCTCTTCAATTATTTCATCTAGATTAAGTCTTTCAATATGAAATGTAAGATCAAATCCTGCAACTATTTTCTTTTTATTTAATAAATCCAATGCTTTTTCAGCCGACTCTTTAGTTATGTACCCTCTAGATTCTTGAGAAAATGTTTTAGAATTAATTTCACTAGGTATGTATATCCATTCTTTATTATTTAATTTGCAAATACTAGTTTTTTGACAATAATTACCGTCTTGATCCTTAATAGTCCATATAAATCTTTCCTTATTAATATCTATTTTTTTAACACATTCCATTTATTCACTTCTCCTTTAGTTTCTAATATTTGGTATATTCTACAAATAGTACCTGAATTCTTTTAATACCTCCTTGATAATAGTATATAGAACATTTGTTCAGGAATCAAGAACAAAATTACCAATAATTTCTTAATGTTGACACGTTATGTTCTGTTTTTCGACATGATTGTATTTTATTTATAGGTCTAATGTCATAGGACTTTAGGACTAATTTTTATGAATCACTTATAAAGGAAATAAACTGTCCCATTTTACTACAATTAAATAATTCTAACAATAATCCAAAACAACTAGCAATGACAATTATTTTTAAATTAAGGTGGAGAAAGATTGTCATTATAATTGTCCATATTATAATATAATACAATGACAATCTTTTGAATTTTAATCTTTCTAAAGGATCTGTAATCGGTTTGTTTATTGAATCCCTAGGAATATACCTAACTACCATATATAACGTCGTTAAGACACAAAATAACAACAAAAAATAGATGTTTTGAATAGACAGACACCTTAATATCAACTTCATAATCAATCCAGATCCAATAAACATCACTATAGACATAATCTGGCATCTTCTATGCGTTGAAAGGTGTATTCCTCCTGCTATACTTCTTAATGAAATAAAAGTTAATGCAATAAATATAACAGGAGTAAATACACCTAAAACCAATGAAAATAAGATTAATAATATCATAGTAGATAATTCTTCAAAAACCCCCTTGATAGCAAAATCATAAACTTCAATTTGATCTTTTATAGAAGGATATTTAGAGTTTGGTACTATTGTGGATAAGTATTTTGCAAAACGATTTGATAAATTATTAAGTAAAATCATTAAAACTCCTTTCTTTAAGCAAATACTGATTGTTTGGCTGTATTTAGATTGCGATTATTTTCAAATTGATATGTTTTAGTTATTCCTCTATTCAAATTCATTAAAGCCTCAATGGCAATTTTTTCAGGTACATTTAAATCAATGATTCCATCTGCCTTGGCTACTGCCACAGAAATACGAAGTAGTAATTCAGGAGAACACTGTGCTATTTTTTCTACTACTCCAGATCCAGATATTAATCTTCTCTTACTAACAGTGTCTTCAACTTCGCAACAAATAATAGAATCAGATGTTAAGCCTTTATATTCCTTGCTACTTATTTCTATATGCGTCGGCAATTTTGCTTTACTGCGACTGGTGATTGTGAGAACTTTGGTATTACTGCTTCGTGCATTGCCTATAGAATTCTGAATTATACACACTGGACGATGACCAGTTATCTCACTATCAATCCCACTATCGCCAAAGTTACAAAAATAAATTCCACCTCTCTCAATTTTTATATTTTTAATTTGTTCCAAGTCATTATTACAATAATTAGAATAACCGCAAGCTAGTGTTAAATCCTTGAATGAAACTCTGCCTTCGGAATTATCAGATACAACTTTTAGGAACTGCATTTGGGGATAACAATTTATTTTCCCTTTTATAACACTTTCCATATATTGCCCGCTAACCCCACAATCTCCAGCAAAACCTCCGATTGATCTTTCGCTACCTTTTGCTTTAATTACATAACTGGCTACTTTTTTGAAATCCTTTTTAATATTTTCCTCTGTATTAAATTTTTTGACCAATGTGTCTAACATAACAATACACTCCTTTTTATTAGCAATTAGATAATTAATTTTATTAATTTATTTATCTAATTATATACTAAAGTGTATTCAAATGTCAACAGTCTTATACTATATTTATAAAATAATTATTTTTATAGTTGTAGGGAAGACTATAAAATCCTCCCTACTTATGTTTACTTATTTACTTAAGCACTTTGGAGTTTGATCTTCTTCTGGTTGAAAAAACCAGAAACGACAAGCAGTTTGAACAAGGCCCATTGCTACCAAACCCAATAGACTAGCAACAACCGTATACATTTTTACTTTCATTGTATTCACCTCCTCTCACCCATATAAAATTAATTATATATCAAAGTCTACTACCTTATCTTGCGTTGCAAGATTTTCGTAAACTTTATGGGCTTGTTTTTCTCGAACTAAGAAAAAGTTTATTATCATTAATATTAGATATAATACGAGTGCAGGAACAACTAAAATACTCATTGATATAATTACTTGCCCCAATGTTGAAACTTTGTCTAGGATTTTATCTCCTCCAACTAATTTTATAAGATAAACTGCAAATATATTGGATAAAACTACGAAAGTTGTAATAGGAACAAGTAGTGAATTGTGTCTAGATATTGAATCAAACATTTGAATTTTTACAGCATTATTGTTTTTAATAATAAAAAATGTAAGTATTAAAAATTCAAATGTTCTTGAAGGAAAACTTCCGACAAAGTTCCAAATCGCATTATCATTAATATATGTTAAAGGTTTATTCAATAATAATAACATTATTGGAGCAGTTACAGATTCTAAAACTCCTAATATTAAAAGACTTATAGCTAAACCTGCGAATATTTTTTTGTAATCTCTCATATTGAAGTTGTCACTATTCTTTTTTGCTACATATACCATTAATATGTAAAAAAACACTAGATTTAGAATGGTTAATATCTGACTAAATAAATTATTTGTAATTATAAAAGTATTTATATCCTCAATAATTGATATTGGTATTACTGGGATTAATATCCACTTAATGTTTTGTTTCCACATCAATACATCTAAAATTCCAAATTTCTTTAGAAATATTAATGTCATAACCACTAAGAAGAATTGCTCCGGTATAGTTACTAAAATCAAGTTAAAGAACATATTTGTGATTCCTTGCATAAATATTCCCATCTCTCTTTCTCTATCTTTTATTTATAATCTTTAGATAATTATAACAGAAAGTCAAGTGGTTTACAAGTCCATGCTATAAATTATTTTTATTTTTGTTAAATATTAGATGCTTTAACAGAACCATAAATTAGAATAAATGCAAAAGAAAATATAAATATATCTCCGATACTATACGTACTTATTCCATTGTCCATAAAATCGCAAAGTGGTATTAATTTTGTTGTATAATCCCCTATGACATGAAAATCTCCATACATTGATGAATCAAGGAATTTATCTGGATTTGTAACTCCAGTAGAAAATGTAATGGAAGGGAATATCGGCATATGATTTGAATTTACTTTGATAGCAATATTATTCAGAACTGTTCCAATCGACATAAATATGATTCCTTGAAGTAATTTCATTGTTTGGTTGTAATGTATTGCTAAGACTAGAAAAGAGCTTAGAAATGCCATTCTGAAGATATTAGAGTATTGTAGCAAGGAGTAATCATTGTTCCATGTTGAGTATTCTAAATAGATATAGAAGATTGACATAATAATCATGGGGTAAATACTCCAATGTTTGAATATAGGAGTCAGTTTGTATGATTCTTTTTGGAATTTTAATTTCCCTAATTCTATATGGATTTTAGATTTAGAGATTAAGAATGAGAGGAGTATTGATTCGATCATGTGATTATATCACCTCATTTGATCACAATTTGTCATATTTTAATTTTAATTCATCTCTGACTTTAAAATCAACTATTGGTTTTCTATTTTTTGTTTTCTCTAAGAAACGTCTAGACTCTTCTAGGAAACTTTCCCACTCTTTCATTATAGAATATTGGTCTGGAATATTTCTATGTTCCTCATTATATTTTAGTATCCCTTTGAGAAACATTTCCTCAAATTTTAACATAATTATTAAGTTCCTTTCTAAACTTTTTCATACTCTGCTCTCAAATTACTATAAGTCAAAGGCACTGCTGATATATCTTCAAATCCTTTGCCATATTCATCGCAATACCAAAAACATTCAGAAATTTTAGTAATATACCAATACTCATCAATAGCGAAAGTAGCTTTATATACTTCCCTATCTTTACAATTTTTAATTACATCTGCTAAGTCCATGATTATTTTCCTCCCCCTGCACAAGCAAAAAATATACCAATCCACATTATAAAAAACCAAGCAACTGGACTTTGAGGTAGAATGTTAATTATGACATGTTTATGTCCTTTATTATTTTCACACATGATTTTATTTCCTCCTTTTACTTTTCTATTTGAATACTTTCTATTTCTGAAATTCTGTAAATAACACATGTATCATCATTCTCTAAAGCATCAAAATAAGTTTTACTATTTAATAACCAATCTTCAAAAAATTCTTTAGTTAATTTTGCATCAGGGTAATTATGTACTGCTCCACTTTTTAATTGAATTTTTACTCCCATTTAAAATTATATTCCTTTCTTATCAAATAAATCTATTCTTTGTTTGGAATTGATAACTTATCTGCATAATTTTAAATTCTTTAACCAATTTAACTCTTTTGGAAAATCATCATAATCAATAATGCCCATATTAACACAAGTTAATGTATTAGGTTCTAAATCTGTCCATCCTCTATCTCTAATTGTAATATATTTATTCTCTTCTAATTCCTCTAATTTAGATTGCGGAGCATACAAAATAATTTTCTTTTGATAATTCGTCATATATAATTCAATAGTTGAATCGTATAGATTATTTTTATCATCCATTGTATTATAGAAATATACTGCTACCGCATGACCTACTTGACCAGCCAATTTTCCTTTATTAATCTTTATATCTTCATTGACTAATATATACATTCTTAAATCCATTTGTAATCACTCCTAATTCCAAGTCTCAACAGCACTTTTACACACTTCATCATAATTATATAACTTCATATTCATACCTTTATCATAACTCAAATACTCAGTAAATAAATAATATTTACTTGCCATGTATGTACAATCTTCTATTTGATGACAATTTTCTTCTTTTCTCATCAAACAAGTATTATAACTTTGACAACCACAACATTTTAGTTTACATATTTTACAGTTTGGTGTTTCTTTCATGTACATCCAACTCTTTTCTAACTATTTGAAATCTGTTTTTATTTAAGATATCTAATTATCTAACCAACATTCCCAATCAATACAAACTTCATGATCTTTTATGATATGATCATGCATCATGCATCATACATATCATTATATAACCTATTTCTGAATAATAGTTCTTAAAAGACCTTCTGCAAGTTGAACAATTAATATCATTTTCACTACTATATAGTCTAAGACTTTTAATCATAAAATTCTTAAATTCCTTTCCCAGAAAATAACTCTTTCGAGTAATCAATTAAACCTTTTTTAAAAATTCTAAACCATTTTAAATTCAACCATCGGCTCAGTCCCACTAAGAATTGCATTACCACACGTTAATTCTTCCTGCATCTTCTTCCCATGATGCAATAAAAGTCAATACATCAAACCCAACTTTCTTCAACGCTTCTTCGTGGTGAATATAGGGATATGATTCTGTATAATCTCCTATTGTTTGGATACCATGTTTCAATGCTTCTGTTGTTTTATGCATTGGTGTAATTTTAATAATAAATTTATTAGGAGCAAATAAATCTCTTAGTTTTTCTGCGTCAATTGTATAATCCGCTACTGCAAAATTCAATGTAATTTTACGTCCTTTTGGCATATCAAGATATTTTCCAATTTTTGATATTTCTTCAATGCTTAAAGAATTTCCAGAAAACATTTTATTTCTCTCTTCATTGTCAGTTGAATTAATGGAGAATTGTAATCCTGCATCGCCTCTAAAATCATAATTCTTAATTTCCATCCAATCATTTATAAATGGAATAAGATTCTTATTTTTATTTGGCAACATTGTTGAAATTACAGGATGAATTAATGATCTATTTATGTATGGGTATAATTCTTTTCGCATATTCTTCGTAAACTCTATTATATTAGGATTCCATGTAGGTTCTCCCATTCTAGCATAATGAACATTAAGACGTTTTGTACTAGTTACTTCTGGATGCAACTCTAAACTTAATAATATCTGATTCAGTAAATCATTATATGTTGCATTAATTCCTTTGCCAACTTTAGGCACATCACAAAATAGACAGGCACTATTACAACCATATTGAGTTGATATTGTAATTACCCATTTTTCTTCCAGTGGTAACAATTGAGTGTGTTCAACTTTTTTGTGTTGATTAAGATTTATGTCTTTTCTATAATCCCCAAGAGACAAACACTCTAATTTTCCTTTATCTCCTTGAACGATTAATATATTACCTGTTGGAACTTGATAATTTTTTAATATTTCCACTTTATATTTTCCTTCTTTCTAAATATTATTTCCAAAAACCTTTAAAATTTGATTTTGAAAGTATTATGATTTTATATCTACTACAATTGAATAGATTCCAGATAATAATCTTAAAAATATACTGTTGTGCTCTCTATTAATATGTTTGCTTTTTAAATTATAATTACTATCAAAATAGAATGATTTATCAATATCCGAATACTTTTTACAACCTTTTATGGCAAATTTTTCATCTATAGCAATAAAATTACGTCTCATAAATAATTCAATATAATTCATAAATTATTCCTCCTTTGAATTTTCCCAAGAAAATATATCCTAATCACTACAAAATGTAATATATCTACCCGTTACCCCCATTGATCGTCATTCAATAAATATTTATTGTAACCATTTTCATCTTTACGAATATCTACAATTGTTTTTACAATATAACCAAATGTAAACCAATATCCAATTGGATAATTTGTTTCAAAATTATTTCCTAACATATTTACCTCCCTCAAATAATTTCATCTTTTGTTGTTTCTACTGTAAGTTTTGTATCTACGTATCCATTTCCAGTTATAAAATCATGTGGATTGCCACCAATTGTAATTTTAATACTAGTGATGTTCTTAAAACCTTTATCTAAAAGATAGTCATTTAATATATCTTTGATTTCATCCTGATTAAAACTAACAACTTGCTTAATCATCAAAACAATCCCCTCCTATTCTTTATACTAATATCCAATAAAAATCCTGATTTATTTGCTTAAAAATGCTCTACACTTTCTACTACCATATTACCTTTTACATATTCTTCATAATTAAATTTTGTCACTACCGAATAATCTTTACTATTAGATGATGCAATATCTACAGATAAAACATATTTTTTAGGACAGCAAGCAGCTTTCTTCCAAATATCTTGATATATTATTTTTCTTTCTTCAGAAAGTTTTTCATAGTTTTCATCTGTTTCACAAATAATTTGTTCAATCATCTTGCCAACTCTCCCTTTCTTTAGGATTTTTCCAATCTAAAAATTCTTTCTCTGCCCTTTCTCTACATTCTGGACAAAATCCTCTACCCATTCCATCTGTACATAAATGAGCATTCCCATCTTTTCCACAATACCAACAAAGGTAAAAACTATTTTGTTTTGATGGATGCCAAGGACTTTCTATACTTCCTTCTTCAATGAAGAGATGCCCACATTCTTTTTCAAACTCTTCGTCAGTCATATTGTTAATGTGATCTGCGACTAATTTTAATTTATCTTCCATTGGTAATTGCAATATTTCTTCATCTGTCAATTCCATTTATTCCACTCCTAATAACTATATTTTATATTATGTATTAAGTAGGGAGAGTTTAAATCTCCCTACTTATTTTTAACTATTTATCTAACCTATTCTAACTCACTAAGCATCTTTTTAAGTTCATCTTCGGACATGTTTTGCAAATTAGATTCTTGTTTTGCTGATAGAATTTCCATGATTTTTTGTTTCTTTTCTTTTTGCTCTTTTACTTTAAGTCTTAGGTTTTCTTCTTCCTGTTTAACCTTAACGATATATTTAACGATTTCAATCTTTGTGTCCAATTCTTCGTCTTGTTTAGTTTTTACATCTAAAAGGCTCTCTTCGTTTGCTTGTTTAAGTTGAGAATTTAAAACCTTAAAAACTGAATCTAAATCCTTAGTATTTAACGCCCAAAGATCCTCAACGCTAATCATACCTTTGAAATTAAACCTAAAACCGTTACGGGTAGCTACCTCGAAGATATTTTTTCCATTAACATTTGTCATAATAAATACACACTCCTTTTTATTCTTTATATTTATTCTAGAATTTAATTTTAACCATTCTCTCAACATTTCCCTTGACCTTGACTAATAATTCATTTCTCTTAGTAGAACTGAATGCAACTCCGCTAAGTTGATCTTCAATATCTTTTACTGCCATTTTTGCTCCCAATGCCTCAAAAACTTTTCTATGAGGCACTAAATCTTGCTTTAAAAATTCAACGTAGAAACCATTTGGTTGTTCAGGATTGTTACAGCCCTTTAACATGAACATAAAATGTTTATTTCCAATTCCATGTTGTTCATCCCAATAATTGGGAGATAGACATACTACCGAAACAGGAATAAATTGATTTGTTTTTAATCCCCATACTTCTTTTGATAATACGTTGGATGGTAATTTTTCCTTAATAGTAAATCCTGTATTTCTATTAAAAGTTACTTCTGCAACAACAACTTTTTCATCTTGTCTTAATTCTTTACCATAATCAAAAGAAAATATTTGACCATCAAATTCTATTTCTGCTCTAAAACCACCCCTTCCACCGCGATTAGAAAAGTTATGAACTAAGAATTTATAAATACCTTCTTGCATTCTACTTTTGTTAGTCCATGTAATATTTTCAACAGCAGGTTTTTCTTTGATTGGATTTCTGATATCAATATCTAATTGACCAGTCGTTGCTCTATTATGACTACTACTATAATAAATCAGATTACCGCTAGGTTCATAACAATGAGCATCTAAATCGTTGCCATCATACTCATTATCATTCCATTGAATTGAAAATCTTAAAATTCCTTCTACATTACCACCAGCGCCCTTTACATTCTCTTTCATAGAACTATCTGTAATATTTCCAGAATAAGACCATGAAAAATTATTGGCCCATCTGAACATAGTTTTTGAGTCTTTGTTTTCCGGTGCAATCAATGATACCATATTACTAGCATGTTTGTTTTCCAAGAATATTTCAAGCTCTTTTGCTGTAGGCAAAATGTCTTTAATAAAATTATCAATAGAAATTTCTTCAACTTTTGAAAACTTTTTAGGATTAACGGGGATATTACTAGACATTTCATCGAATACATCTAATCCACTGATTCTTTTTGCTGAATCTTTATTAGAGAATAAAATGTTATTCACTGTAATATCATCGAGCGTAGCGAATCTTCTGCTTAATGATTCCATATAACCAAGTTCTTGCAATGTTTTCTTAGCATCCTCTAGCATTTTCTTGGTAAATATCGCTTTTGGCCTCATATAACTCTCGGGGGCCACAATCGCTTCATATTTCTTAACTGCTAAATCTAAATCCATACCTTCGCTGATATTGATAAGCAATGTTCCAATCGAATGATTCTTAATTCTTCCCATTGCTCCACCTACTTTTACCGATTGTTCCCAAGTATAATTTTCTCTGTCCTCTTGTTTAAGTTTATCATATTGCTTTTTATATTTCAGAAACTCAGTCAATACTGCTTTCCACTCTTCCCCTTTATACAGACTATTTTGAGAAATAAGTTCCAATACAGTCAGTAAACTTTCCTCAGTGATTTCTTCTAATGATCTTTTGAATACATTTCTTGTATCCCTAAAACCACCTTTGATATCACCTTCAGATTTTCCACTGGTATTAACAAATTTCTGCGGTAGATCAAGATAAAAGTGTTGCCATTCAGTTATTTTACCATTTACACCCTTTTCAAAATTTTTGTCTGTTCCAATCTTTTTATCCTTTGTAACATAAATATCTGAAACAATTTGAGATTCAATATATGCAGACAAAGCATTAATTACTGGTTGGAAAGTTGCATCGTTAGTTTCAAGGTCCCAAATAGTAGTGATTTTATTGTCTTTAAGAAAAACTGCATTTCCGATATTTTTAATAAAATGTCTACAACAACTACAATCAAATTCTCTCCTTCCTCTAAAGATTTCATTTGTGCCTGATGGAAAGCTGTCAAGATACAAATTCCACATATATTCAGCATCTACTTTTACCTCGAATAAATGAGTAGCATCCTTTGAAAGTTGTTTAAAGTTTTCTTGAAACAATTTTTTAAATTCTCTAAATTCCATCTTAATCAATCTCCTCTTAATTTTATTTTATTGTTAATATTAATAAAATTAATTTATGTATGACCTCTTATCATCATGTTTTTGTTTCACATCCTTTTAACGTTTAACTTATGTAAGATTTCTATTTACCATGTGTTTATTATAACATTATTTATTGATTCATGTCAAGCATTATTTCTTTACCCAATACTCAAATTACATAATCCCTTAACTTCTTCAGGTTTTTTAATTGACTCATAAATACCATTATTATAGTCAAACTTATAAAACCATCTTGCTCTACAAATATTGTGTATGCCACTTTCAATATATTCAATAACCGCATAATCATAAATTGTTTCATTAATATCACACGAATTTCCTCTTACAGAATGATCTGCTTCTAACCAAGTTTTCTTATAGCCAAAACATCTTGAGCCTTTAACACCATAATCTTTATCCAATTTCTCAATTCCAGTAATAAAATACATATTATTTACCTTCCTTTCTAATTACCTTTAAAAAATCATTCTATTCACTTCAATCCCAAAACCACAAACTCCCCACCGTTCATAACCCTATATTTCTCAATATCCACAACCTTACTATCTTTACCATTAATACTTATTACATTACCTTTTTTAAAGTCTTTATTAGGTGTATAGGCAACTACAACCTCATTTTTATCATTGTATAAAAGCACATCCATTTGCATTGACACATTAATCATCCTCCTCTATTATTTATTAAATCATTTCAATACCATTGTAAATCAACCTATGCTTCTCATCAATCCATCTATCTTCATGATAATGCCCAAAATACCATTGCTTATACTCCAATTTCTCTTCTAATACTTCAAAATACTTGTTAATTGAAGTTAAATTCTTTACCCACAATCCGGCCATTAACTTCTCAAAAACACTCGTAGAGCAATCATGAGAAATAATCACATCGATTTTATAATTACACTTCTCTAAATTATCTAACCCCTCTTCATATTCAGCATGTGATGGCATTTCTCTTTTCCACCATGATTTACCTTCGATCCTATGTTGCTTATCGATTGAATCAGCTCCACCAAAAGTAAATATCTTTTTGCCGTTGATATTAAACATTTGTCCACGCATAAGATGAATAACACTATCATTGATAAAATGTACTTTACCACCATTCCACATTGAAACTGGAAGAGAATCTAATATATCGTGATTAGAATGATTTCCATCACAAAAAATTGTCGTGTATTTCTTATCATTTAACCACTTTAACCAATATTTCTCTTCTTTTGAATTATCCCATACCAAACCAAAATCTCCACAAATTATCATACAATCATCTTTTGTTAATTCTTTTTGTATTGGGAAATTATCCATATTGAATCTTGACATTTTTCCGTGTGTATCTCCGGTTATATATATCATCTATTTACCTCCTTCATATTTCAAAATTCTTCATTTAATCTCTTATTAAAATATTCATATCGTTTCCCTTTTTTAATTTCTACCTTCATAAATTTATTATATTTTCTTTCTAAATAAATTGTTGCATCTTTATACAACCATCTTCTAATTTTAATCAAGTTTACAGTGCCACTATATCTCAAAGCAACAATATTTGTTTTACTATTTTTCTTTTTAGTTAGTTTTGTCTTATTTAAATTACATTCTTTCATTAAAATGTTTTGAATATATGCCAAAAGTTCCTCTGTTCCAGTGATATTAAATTCTGGGCTATTATCCCTAATTAAAAAACTTATACTACCATCTCCGTCAAAAACACCTCTAATAAAATGATTATATAAAGATTCATCTAACCATATTGGAAATTCAATCTTAAATGTTTTGTTTTTCCCACAGCCAAGTTCAAAAAGTCTTTGAGATAAACGCACACTAGTAATACATAACCTAATATGATTATATTCTTTATTATTAAGCTTAACCTTAATTTTTTGTAATGGTCTATCGCATTTTAAAATATCTTTGAATATATGTAAAATAGTTATATCCTTATTATTTAATGTTATTTCTATATAATTTAAATCTGTATTGTTGTAACCATCCGCATTATTATTTTTCTATATTCCCATTGGCCTTTAATCAATTCTTCAAATTCTTGATGATTTTTGATATGTCCGAACATCAGATTTTCTGTAATAATTCTGAGGTTAATATTGTTGTTTGCCAAGTTGTCTCAACTCCTTTTATGCTAAATTTCAACATGTTTCTATTTAAATGATAAAAAAATAACAACTCAATTATTAAAACTAAAAAAGATATTGCAAATATATAAAAATAAATATTTTGTCGTTTGGAACACATAATAATTTGAAGTTTTTCTTTTATCTTTTTCATTTATTTGCTCCTCTAAATCTTAATTATTTCGTACATTTCCTCATCAATTTTTAATTCACTAATACTGGTATTACATTTCCATACAAAGGCCAAATTAATATCATCCGTATAGGAATTGATTCCATGTTCACTTGATTTTAAATACGATTCGGAATCCCTTGATTTTAACACAAATTGAACATTATCCTTTTGAATATTCATAACTCTCTGACCTATTGATTTTAAGAAATAACTACCATGATCCACATGACAGCCTCTGCATCCAATATGCATTTGGGCACGTTCTTCTTCTAATAGTTTTCTTGCAAATTCTTCTGTATCTGCTTCGACTTCGATTTTTACTAAAACATTAGCAATAAATTTCATATAACTCACTCCTTTTTATAATCCTAGCAAACCACACTTTTCTAGGACATCTAACCAAACAAATCATCAACTTTGCAATATAATACATTATCTTTATATAACTTATCTTCAATTATCTTTATAGATGTTGTAAATCCACCTCGTAAAGACAAATGACACTCGCTTTCATTGATAAATTTAGTATTTAAAACTACTGCTCTTATTCCATATGCAGATATAAATCTTTCAACTATCTTTTCAAAACTAATAATCATAATTTACTCTCCTTTCACGCAATGGTTTTTGCCTTATTTCTTAACCAACTTTTAACCACTCAGGCCACTCACAATTATTATACTTCAAAATGTCAAATTTTTCACCCTTATAATAATTCCTATATGCCTTCACAGTATCTTCATTTCTGTATTCTAAGGGCATTGCTTGAGTGAATGGAGTTAAACCCTTATCAGTCAAATTTGGAGCATCTAGAGCTAATATAACATCTCCTGACTTATGATCTTTATCGTTGTACCTCTTCTTATATTCATCATACAAAGCTAATCCTAAATCTCTAAGCCATAACCAATTAGATAGACTTTCTCTTGCCCATACAGTACAAGGATGATTTTTGTGTGCAAGTTTATATGGTGATTTATGAGATTCATTTGTGTAATAGAAAGCACTGCATAAAATTTGCGATGCCTCCAAGAGCATTTTTACAACATGCTTATCGCAATGATATTCAGCACATTTCTTGATGTCTAAGTCTAAGACAAATATATTCATATGTAAATACCTCCTAACTATTAATATAAATATTGTAACACACTATAAAGAATATTACAATATTTATATTTGCATTTGTAAGTATTGATTGAACAATTTTCTTTTTAAATTACTCTAGCAATCTTTCTCATATTTTGCGGTGTCATATCTATATTCCAAGAACCCACTTTATCTAAATGTGGTGTGTCATGGTAACTAGCAAAACTACACTTGTTAATAGAATAATTATAGTATGGCACATTCAAATGTTCATGTGTAGATTCATCTACAACTAATGGTAATTCTAATTCTACGCATGATTTTCTAATTATTTCATCAAGTTCATTAAATGAGTCAAGTCCAAAAACGAATCCACTATAATCGTTTTCAATTTGATTAGGTTTGATTAGAGTAAATAATTTTTCTACAATATCGTAATTTGGTGGTCGTTCCGCTTCAATCTTTAAATCCTCTATAGTTACATATTTGCTGTCGCGTGTAATTTTAGGAAGATAAGAAGAAATATTATCAATAAAAACTACTTCGATTGAATTAATTAATTTCTTTTCATCTTTATTATAATCTATACTTTCTCTCAATTCGTTATAATCCTCAAATTCAAATAGTCTTGCTGAATGTCTTTGAGAACTTCTTTCACCAGTAATCCATAAAACTTGTTGTCCTTCTTTAAACTGACCTAATTTTTTGAGAAAGGTAATTTTGGCTACACAATTGGCTAATCCATCATCATGTGTTCTAACATCATGATCTTTGAAAAGATTTACAATTATCCCTACATCGCTGTTGTTTTTAACAATATCTTTTGCACTAGTAAATATAAAACTTTCTTGATAACCCATAATTAATTCCTTCTTTCATATTTTTAATTCTACTCTACAATCGTAACAATGTGTATTTTATCTTCTTGATAATAAGCTTTAATTAATCTATCCTTATATTCTCTTGCTTTCTCAATATCGATAAAATTATCACTTAAATTCCACCCATTATTTACACTATAAAATATTACTCTATACATTTTTAAATACACTCCCTTTCTAAAATCAATTAAAAGAATAAATTTATCTGCCTATAATTTGTCGATTATTAATTGCATTGACTAAATCTCCCAATCCATTTAAACTGTCCTCGACATACTGAGCATCTTGATCTTGTCTAATCCTTTTATATTCCCTTAACTCTTTAACCTCTGCATTCAGGGAAATAATTTCTTGATCCATAGTAATAATATGGTATGCCATTTGTACCACTGATTTCCTATCCATTGTTTTTATCCTCCTTACTACTCTCTAACATACCTCTAACCTTATCAATTTGTTCTTTTGCCATAATACGTCCACCAGTATTTAACATAATGAAGTATCTTAGAATTTGTTCTTGAGTCAAATTTCTTGCTTCTGCTTCGACTATACCATAATCTCTAAAATGATATTGATCTCTATCAGATAGTTCGCTAAATAGCTTACCTTTATAAGTAAATCTGTCCTCATAAAAATCAAGAATTGCTCTTAGTCTCTGTTTCCCATCTAATATTTCATATCCATAACCAGTTTCTAACCACTTATCCGAACTATAGTGAATAAAAGTAAACTTTCCAATATCCACATTATGAAAGATAGAATCAATTAATGAAACTTTATCTTCTAAATTCCAAACAAATTTACGTTGATATTCTGGTTCGAAATTAATACCAAAATGATATGCTTTGGTGAAAATATCGCCCATACCTCTTTGAGAATAATTCAATTTGACATCTCTATTCTCAATAAAGGATTCCTCAATTGCTTCAATATATTTTCTAACATCCATCCATGTAACAAACATCCATTGGTGCTCATTCCTAATTGGGTTCCCACGATTATTATTGATAGAAGTATAATCAATTTCATATATTTTGTTTTCATTATGAATTGCAGAAATATGAACATCTTCTAAATTACCCATTGACACCCTATCCCCTATATTATGTTTGTATGTAGGGTTAGGAATTAAAGGAAGTCGTTCAGACACTTCTTTTAATCTGAATTGTTTATCAAGTATAAGTTGTTCTTCAGGAGTTATTTTTGGAACTTTAGTTTGTGTTTTCTTTGCCATAATATTTTACCTCCATCATACTCTCATTTACTCCTAAATTGCTTCAACTCTCAGATCATAAAGTTGGCATAAACTCCTTCTTTATCTTTTAATTATAACCGCTTTCATTGAATTGATTAACCTCTGATTTTCTTCATTACTTAATAAAGCATCTCACAATTTATCTGTAATAACTACACAACGTCCGAATGTCAATTCTCTAATAATAACAAAGTTATTTACCTTCAAATGTTCTTGCTCAAAAATATTTAAACACATATAATACACTCCTTAAATTTATTGTATAAAATCCCCCCTAAGTTCACTTCCTTGGGGAAGGAGAGTCTTCATCCTCGACTTTACGTTAGGATGTTTGCCATAACACTTCAACTGCTTACAATCCTAAAATCATAAGTTAGCTTACCTTTCGCAATCTCAGCACAGGTAATTTGGGCAAATGTAATTTTCATTAAATCCTATGTTTTAGATTTTCAGGCAAAATTTCATACTTCATTTCAATCTTGGTATCTTTAGCATCAATAAATGCGAAGGGATCTTGTATATCACATTGCATATTAAATTCAGATGCTTCCTCTATATCTCTAGTAACTATCATAGTAAATCTTACCATTCTCTTTTCCATTTATCTTCCACCTCTCAACTTTTTCCTTACCAATATAATACCACAACCATAAACATAAATCAACACATTGTAAAAACTTTATTTATTGATTCTTACCAATAATCCCATCAGAAATTTTCCTCAAACAATCTAAACAAAAACCTTCCTTGTCCCTCTCCGGTTCTTCACTCGATGAAGAATTATAATCTCTAATTTGTTTTGCACAATTATTACAGTATTCATTCCATTTCCACCAATTGCCAATTTGTTTAATGTCTGTTTTCATTTTTTTGTATTCTCCTTTCATAAATTCTTCTTCATTCATTTTTAATCTCCTTTCACAATTGCTAAAATAATATTTCCAATTACCTCAGTTTTATTTTCATTTCCTCTGATACAAACATCCAAACCTTTTGCAATTTTAACAACTTCTTTAATTTTTAATGGTTTTAGAATTTGTTTTACTTCATTAGAATTATTTGAAATTTTAATAGTATTGATAATATTTTGCATAATTTTACACCTCATGCTTATATTATACTTCCATTTACATGATTTATCTACTACTAAATTCCAAGATGTGCTATCTTATTGCTTGGTTAAAATATTAATCAATTGTTCATATTGTTCTTGAAAGTATCCATCTAATTTTCCTTTGCATCCTGAATATCCTCTCAAATATCCCAATCTTTCATATGCAGACAAATCAAGATGGGGGGGGGCAACATCATTCTAATCCATTCATCAATATAGTTTTTATCTTTGCCTTTAAAATCCATCAATAATACCTCCTTTTACAGTTTGTATTGGTTTATAGTTCTGTCATTGGAATATTGATTCTTAACATAATTGCTCTTATATGCTTTATCGCATCATAATCGCTGACATGATTTTTAGATTTCTCTACCAATTCATCACTAATATTACCTAGCATATGCCTATAATGTAATAATAATTTCTCAATATTAGTCTTATCTTCCTTCGTTCTTAGCATATTCCATAACTCAAATTCATTCATAGTTATCATCATCCTTTTCTTTAGCATTAAATCACCGATTTATTTGAAATAATCAAACTGCTCTAATACTGCCATTTTGTACTCTTCAAGCCATTCCATTTTAATTTCAGTATTATATAGTAAATCAAGTATATCTTTATCGTTCCATGTTTCAATTAATCCAATAGTATTATCTACGACTTCATCGTCTTCGTGATTTAATCCATATTGAACAATATCTAATGATATATCTTTTACCAAATCCCTATTCACTTCACATCCAAGTAGATAAAAGAAATGACTTACTACATGATTACTTTTATTTTCTTCTTTGATATAATTCCAAGTTTCTCTAATCATTTCTGAAATTTCTTCTGGACTTTTCTTAGCAGATTCATACAGCATGTGCGTAGCATCACTAGTCATTCCAGACTCAAAATCCCTATATAAACCATGTCTGACCAAATTTGGCATATTCATATTATTCTTTCTCCTTTAAATTTAATATGATTCATAAAACCAAACCAAATGCGTTTTTTAAGGGATGGTTTAATTATAGTCTTCATCATTGCAAATACCACTTTCTTTTTCCCAATTGCAAATGCACGATCTACAAACTGCATCACCCGCTTGCGCTTCATCGATATCTAATAACTGACCGCAAGTTTCACACAATTTACAAAAATGTCTCAGTTTGTTACCAATGTCAACACCACAGTTTTTACATATTGTCATATAGTTTCCCCTTTCAAATATCTATTCAAAACGGTTATTTTTGATTTTTTAATCTTTAGTAATAAATCAAAATATTCATTTTTCTTGGCATTAAGATCATGAAATGCTTTATTATGTATGCTTCTTTCGTGCATCTTCAAATATTGGAGTTAATCTTTCAATTTCTAATTCAATACATTCTTTTCGTCGCTTGCCATATATGGTAATCCTTGCTTATCATACTCAACTCTAACAACATATTCATTTTCTGATAATGTAATAAACCCTAAGTGTGTATAAAAATTTGCATAAAATAAATCATGATAATAAAATGGTTTTTCATCCTCATCTGCACTTAGATATTTTTCTCCCTCTTCTGTTTTAGTTGCTACTGCGAATGTTTGATGTTTATTTTCTTTCATAATTTATCCTTCTTTCATTGCTTTTCTAATAGAGTCTACAACTTCCTTTTTCTCTTCTTTTGTCATTACTTGAATAACACTCAAATCATAATCAATAGTATTTGCTTCTAAAAATTCAATAAGTTTTTTATCAAACTCTTCGTAATTTTTAAGTTGTATTTTAATCTTCACAATAAATCTTTCCATATTTATACCTCCTCTTAATCCCAAGAAACTCTGCTTTCGTAGGTTATTCTGCTTCTTTGAATCCACTACACTCATCTGAGTGACAATATTTACATCCTACTGCATACATATCTTCATATGGATCAAAATGCCTATAATAAGTGTGACCACATTTGCAGATTCTATCGTCACCATAATTAGGGTTATATTTGTACTCCTCAATTGTTTCTGTCCTTACCTCTTTAATATATGGTAATTAACCATTATCTACTTTCTCTGGTTCAATTAATTCAATAGTAATTTTGATTTTCTTATCCTCATAATCTTGAATTATACTTAAAATATCTTCTTCGTCAACGTACCAACCTTTATCAACATCATCCCAATTGCCATAAGGATTTTGAATCACTTTACCTTCAATTACTTTCAACTTATCCATTTCTACTCCTCCTTAATTAAAACTTTTGACTTATGGGAATTACTTTATCTGTCTTAATTCCCAATTGAGTTTATATCTTTCAATAGCCTCAATTAATGTATCAGCGAATTCTTCATACCAACCATTAGCATGGACTCTAATGTAAGGACTAGGATGAGTTGTATTACCATCCCTAAAACTGATATCTATTTGGTGTTCTTTACACCATTCTATAGCTTGTTCTAAATTCATTTTTAATCAACCACTTTCTTATTGAAATTTAACAAACTACTTGACGTATTTCAATGTAAATTTGTTTCATTTACTTTAATTTAATAACCTTATCCAATTCTTCACCACAAAACTCTCTAATAAATTCATCAATAGTCATATCGCCATTTACAGTACTAACCTTAGTATTATCCTCTCTAAGCTTCATAATAGCACTTTCTAGCCAACTGATATGATAAATCATATAAACATACCACTCTTCTTAAAACACATCTCAATTTCATGCATAATCATAGAATCAGAATCCACTTTATCATAATTCCATTCTGGCTTAGAGCAAAATGTATATCTCATAACTTCAAATAAATTACCATATAGAATATATGCTCGATAAGTCGTACTGACAATAGATTTATCTTTGTACATATTACTGGTGTGAGAATCGTAATGAAATAACTCTGATCCTTTGTGATTTTCAAGGTATTCAACAACAGTATTGACTAATTTTTCAGGATAATCCTTCATAGTAATTTCCCATTCCATAATATCAACCCTTTTTTAAATATTATTATACCACAACTTTATTACCGCACCTGCATTCAATTTCGCAATCCTCATCTATTGTTACAATTCCCTCTTTTAGAATCGTTTTTAACTGTAATTTCATTTCCACATTTTATACAAATTAACTTAAACACATTATTACCTCCCTTATACTTATTAATACTTCATTATACTTCCAAATGCTTATGTTTTCAAACCAATAATTGACATACGATAAAATGAAGGATAATTTATCTGGATTGATTAATCCCATTATATAACTAATCAATCCAGTATGTCAACAACAATTATTTATTTATGTATTATCTATAAGTTCAAGATTTAAATCTTTCTTTTGATCTCCAACATCAATTAATTCAACCATATTTCTCATCTCATCTACTGTCCATAATTCCCAGTGAAATGTTTTCAAACCTTCATTTTGCTTTCTAACAATTCTGTAAAGAGGCTTATCCTCTATGTAATTTTTATAACCCTCAGTTATCCACCATTTAATAAATTCTAATTTATCCTCTGAGAAGAATTTTTGTTTCCTAAACCATTCTTCCATATTATATTGATGTTTATGACTATTACAATCTCTACATGATGGCACACAATTTCTAATGTCATTATAACCATAATCGTCCACATGTTCTTTGTGAAATTGCATTATAAAATACTTTCCTTTTCTTTGTGCGACATGTTTTTCAATAGGTATCCCACAATAAGCACAAGTATTATTAAATACTTTTAAGCAACTCATCCACTCTAATTCTGTAATATCATGTTGTCTGTGATTTTGAGTATATAATTTTACTTTATCAGGATTGTTTTTTATATAATTATCATAATATCCACTTTCTTTTTGTTCGAGTCTATTCAATCTATGTGTTTCTTGAACATGTTCTTTTTGATAATATGTTTTAGTCCATTTTACTCTTTCTTTTTTATGTTCTGATTGATAAGTGGTTGATTTCTTTATTCTATTTTCTCTATCTTTCATATACATGGTGTTTCCATATATTCTTAGACATTTTATACATAACATATTATATTTGTCTTTATTGCCGTTGTCTGTACCAAAATTGTCATTGTTCATTACAAGCCATTCTAGGCAATCTCTACACTGTTTATATTCAATTCCATCGATAGTTTTGTGATAATCTTTATATTTTCTATTTTTCTTTCCCATTGGTTTTCCTCCTTCTAATTTTTAACAAAACTCTTGCATTTCACCTTCAATAAGATTCATGCTTTTACATGATGGCAACATACTACATTGCTTCCTAATTTCACAGCAAAATCAGTTTTGCATTCTTGGCAGTAATATATATAATATTCTAATCCCATTAGAAATCCTTCAAACTTATTTTCCATTATTTTAATCCTCCTGTTCTACATGATTTGAATATTGGTTTATTAAATGTGGGTAGCCGTTACAATTCGGTTGTTTACATTCTGTATATGCAACATGTATTACAATTTTTCTAAATTTACGGCACTTCATATTAATTAGTTTCATTTCTTATTCCTCCTTTAATAATACTAGCAAACCATTCTTTGATTTGATGTCTATTTTATCTCTCCTTTTAAAAACTTGCCATTGAAAGTAACTGGAATAAATTCAGTTTCGTTGATAATCTGATATTTTTTAACATATCCTAATGTATTTAAATCTAGTTCAACATTGTATCCAAGACCACTGTGTTGAATCATAGCATCTTTGAGTGTAATTAACTCATCTCTGACCAAAACAACTCCGCTAACATCATATTCTTTGATCATGGTTTATCACCCTTTCTTTATTCTTATTATACTCTCATATTCCATTTATCAATAGCATCGTCTTCTGTGACTCCATTAAATATTTCTACATATGCACCTTCTGCACCACATTGCTCACAACTCACCCAAACAGTACCCCATACTTCTCCTGAATCTTGGAGATTGCCTTTACCACCACAAAACGGACATAGTTTAATTTCTTTCATTTTTAATTCACTACTCCTTTAAAAATATATAACCATTCTATTCTATAATCTTCTTCATTTTATTAGTTAAAATAACAACATTAAGCAAAATGCATATTATATCGTTAATAACAAATGGATAATTTTTAAAATATAAGTTAGTTACAATAGAGCCAGATAAAGCGAACATTAAAATAATTGAACTTAATTTTGTAACTCCTTTAATTTCTTTGCTTCTAATTGACTTAAGCATATCAGGTAAATAACTACTTATGAAACAAATAGAACTTATTGTTCCGATTAAATACATTATACTTATAATGGTTTATCTACCTCCTCAATTTAGTTTTATTAATTCCTTTAAGTACATCATTTCGAGCTATTATTTCACATTAACATCAGCAAAGAATCTCTCATCCACAATACCTTCATAATTTTTATTTGTCCTATAATCTAATAACCCATTGTCTTCATTCAATACAAAGTTTAATGCTACCATTTGATTAAAATAATTGGCCTTCAATCCAAGTAATTGTCCAACTATTTTCTGTTCTTCTTTTGATAATTCAGGCCACTCTCTACCTTTTTTGATAGAATATACTTCCTCCCAAATATTATCAATTGATTTCTTTAACTCATCTCTGTTTTTAATAATGGTTTCTAAGTTTTTCATATATTCATTCTCCTTCTTTTTCTTATTTAAATTACCCTTAATATACTCAGCACACCTTATGCAAATACTCTTACCTATTTTCTTACTTACAAGAAAATCAATATCTTCTTCTCGATAATTACCATTACACATAGCACAATTATATAATTTTGGTTTTTCAATTTTCACTGTTTTCTTTTTGAAGAAATTAAACATTATGTATCATCTTCCTCCTTTTAAAAATTGCATATACTCTTCCATTTTTATCTGAAGTTGCAAATTGACATCTTTAAACTTTTTATATAGTTCTGCTTCAAGTAATCTTAACTCTTCAATTTCTTTTTCAATTTGTTCCAATTAAACTCATACCTCCTTTCCTATCAATTAAAAGTGCCAGTTACTACCACTTCATGTTTTTTACAATTTCTTTATTTGTACCGCAAAATCCAAGATTAACCCAACGTTTTACACCATCAATTTCTACAATATGCCCATCACGATATCCTTTTTTAATTTCTTCGGCACTCATTCTCTCAATATACTTACCAAGAATAGGCTCATCAATTAATCGAGGTCTACACCATACCATTTCATCTTTTTTAAACATAAAAATCATTCCTTTCAAATATCCTTGGAAAATATAATTTTAAGCTAAAATTAATTGTTTGGCAATTCTCGTATTTACTTTCCTAATTTTCTTAAACAATCGTTTATACAGATTTAAAATATATTTTGTTGTTCTTCTTATATACCTTTCCTTCTGTTATTAGATCAATCCCATTTTCTATTTCATGTTTGACAAAGTAATAATTATTATTGCTCCCTGTTTCTTTGTCGTCCTCCTTATACTTAATTGATTCTTTGTAAATATCTAATAAATTTTCCTTCCGTGATTCTTCTCCCATTTCTTCGGAATTCAAAGAATAATATATTTTCATCACTTGCGACTCCCCTTTAATATTTGTATCTAACTTATTATATCATATTGGGTTTTATCTGTATATAGTATTTGAAAAAATTATTTATTGATTCATTATAAAAATATAGGAGAGGATATTACTCCTCTCCTATATTTAATCTATCACTTGTTGCCGCACATTACTTAACCCAAATTTACTTGAATATAGTATCATACCTGTGAACAAAACAATTTCCAAACATAAAACAATCATATTTCTCATTATATTTTCCCATTGTTGCTCCTAACCAATACTCCTCGCCATCAACTAAAATAATTTTGTTCTTCATAATATTAATCCTCCTTTTACTTACTATCTTTATCAAATTGAGCACAATCAAAGTCGCGCAGTATTTCATCAACACTTTTTTGAAAATGTTTTGTTCTGAAATAAAATCGTTAAATTTATCATCTTGCTCACATTCTAAACTAATTTCCGTAAAAAGATTATACATTCTAAGCACTAAATTTATTTGATCCTGATTCATAATTAATAACCTCTTTCCATATTTTAATAAATTAATTCTTTAACCACACTTTAATATCAAATCGCTGCTCACCATTAACAATCACTGATTCAAATTTATGGCATTCCTCATCATCTTGGTTAACATAAAGGCCAATATCTCTCGGAAGAATATCAGTATAAATCACATCTGGTTTTCTCATGTCATTGAACCTCTTAATTCTTGTTCTTCTCTTATCTCATCCATTATAAATTGCTCTAGTCTACTATAGCTATCAGCACATAAAGGAATTATAATCTGCTTGCCATTAATAGCTATTTTAATATCAAACCGATCTTCATAATCTCCATTTTCTTTACCAATAATGTCTAACATCTCGTTTGCGCTGTTTTCTAAATGTTTCAAGAACAGATTCAATTTTGTGAGATATTCACTCATCTTGAACACTCCCTTTGATTTACTTATTAATAACATTATATAACCTCCTACAACGAATTGCAAGAGGTTATAAATATTTATTTATTACTTATGTAATATTATTAAATAAGAATGTTATGACATCAATAGTCCATCCATCTCCGCAAGCACTTCTTCTTGCTGTATCAGATATTAATTCTATATTCTCCGTTCTCAAATATGATATATCCCAATTTAACAAGTCCTCCTGCAACACGGTTAAGTTGTTGATGTAAACTAATATGTTCTTTGTTTCCTTGACAGACGTATAAATTAAATTGATCGTTATCCAATTTATCAAGGTTAGCATGATGAACAACTTCTCCTCGCTTGAGTCTTCTCCCAAGTTTTTTATCGGCAACTTCTCTATGTAAGACCTTATATTCCCCCTGAGATTTTGTGTATCCATGAGAATTTGTGTTTGACCTATCTTTATCGGTGTATAAAGGATCGCCGTGTCTGTACCAAGTTTGATAATGCCTTTTACACATTCCTCTTGCGATTGCCACTCCATCACAATAGTCGCATTTAATAATAATTTTATTAGGTAATTCAATATTCCCCGTTCTTTTTTCTCTTTTATAATGCATGATACAGTAGCCACCGGTAGTTTCTTGTTTTCTTTCACAACCTTCAACCGAACATTGCTTGCTTTTATCCACGAGGTTTCTTGTGAGTTCTGTTGTGTTGTATCTTTTAAATCTAAGATAGTGTTTATGACATAATTTTGTTTCTCTACTTGAGATTTTATTAGTACATCCTTCAATAATGCATAATTGCATATATTAATTAATCCTCCATTTAATTTATTATCAAATATTTGATAATAAATATTTGTTCCTAATTTTGTATAATCATCTTCAATTGTCTGGAGCCTTTCATATTCTATAGGAGTTAATTTTCTACATCTATTATTATCATATACTTTCTTTTCCTGATAACCACCTTGAATTGCTGTAAGTGTTGCACATTTCATATTAGGATTATAAACTCGTTTCCCCATGTCGTGACATTTTAATTGAACAGTTGCTATAACTTTTTTATCCCATCCATGAAATTCAAATGGTTGTTTATAATATTGTTTTTCTACCACATTAGTTTCCATTATATCTTTCAATATTAATCCTTTATCCTCTGGTAAATCACCTAATGGTATATTAGTCCAATAATATCTTTCTCTATCCTGTGCAGAAAAATTACTGCTATTTATTACAATGGGATCTACGCCTATATATTTGGTTATTATATTTTTACTTTCCTCGTTCATACTAGCAACATTTTCTACCATAAACCATTTTGGCTTTATTAAATCTTTTATTCTTATTGCTTCAAAGAATAACCCAGATTTTTTACCTTTTAAACTTTCTCTAGTTTTTGATTTAATAATAGAAACATCCTCACAAGGAAATCCGAAGATAAGTAAATCGATTTTACCCAATTGTTTTATCTTTTCTTCATCTAATAATGTAACATCACCTAATTGTATTGTATCTGGATAATTCTTCTGTGTAATCTTTATACTATTTGGATTAATTTCACTAGCATAATATTTATCATATTTTATATTTGCCCTATTCAATGCAATTTGACCTCCTGATAAACCATCAAACAAACTTAATACATTCAATATTTAATTCCTACTTTCTTATTATTTTATTGTTTTAAATAGATGAGTATTTAATCAATTCAATATTGCAATCTTTACAATAATATTCTTGACTAATAATTTCACTATCATTTTGGTCTGTAATCCAAATCATTTCTTTGTGACATTCTGCACATAGAAATATAATAATAATCACCTCATTTTTTATTTATTTAATACTTATCTAACTCTTCTATACATTTTATCACACAACCAAAACTTATATCCACAACTATTATCTGTATATTCATCTCCTGTACCTTCTTCAATTTCTTTTTCACAAGCCTCGCATATTTCATTCATTAAAATCACCTCCTTTGATATAATAGTTCTTGATTATCATACTTATTCCCAATAACTTGAAAATCGTACATTTCATCTAATTTAACATACCTATTACGCAAACATTTAGGAACTTTATTATTTATTAATACTGCATAAAATGCACAGTCTATAAATTCAACTATATAATATTCACCTCGCCATCCAAGTTGCTTAATAATATCACTTTCATATACTTCGGTTTTATTATCGCTTTTATTATATAATCCAGTATATTCCATAAAAATATATTTTGAATTATGACCACTTCCCTCGAAATTATGAATTCCTTCTTCCTCAAACCAATATAAATCATTAATATATACCATTTCTTTATGATTTATATCCCATGCTCTAAATTTAATTTGTCTGTTCATTAATAACCCTCCCATTTCTCTTATTATCACACATAATCCTAAACTCTTCAAAATCATCCATCCAATTACCCTTACCACCATATAACTCAACAAATTTCTTTGCATCTTCAGCAAATTGAAAACTAAATCCAGACCAATATATATCTCCATCATCTACAAATGGTAAACTACTTTTTGTAAAATCTCTCCAATAAAAGTTACCATGTGAAATATCATCGAATTCAACTCCTATATCCTGAGATGATTTATCTTTCCCTTTTATAATTTCTAATAAAACATAATAAGGAGTTTTTTCATTAATTTTATCCCAACCTAGATAATTATTAAATTGAATTTCATAGTAATCATCTGATGATAAATTTTTTATCCAACCATTACTCATTTTATTTCCTTCTTTCTTTTGTTTTCATAATAGGATTAAAGTTGACTTTCATGCTATTATGAAAACAATTTAAAAACTCTCTTTCTAAATACTATATTGATTATATAAGTGTTGTTGAGGAGCAAATTCACCAAAATATTTTTTCTCTGCTTTTAAACGAGCAAAAATTGCATCGTTTTTCTGAATAAAAGATCCTAAGTCAATATGTAATTTATTTTTATTTACTTGTGAACGCCAAACTTGATTTTGAATATCAAAACTTACCCCTATAATTCCAGAAGTATTATTTTTTTGTAATCCTTTATTTATATTATTACCACTTCTGTCTGTAATTCTTAAATTAGATTTTCTATTATCATATATATATTTACATATAATATGATCTACGTCTAATTCTTTTGATACATTCATAATAATTCTATGAATCCATAAACAAATATTTTTTTATTAATGGTTATATTTGTTACAATATAACCATCTGAATTTTTTCTCCAACAATAGTCTTTGATTTTCTCATAATCCTCTAAATCAAAATAAAACTCTTCGTTTGTATTTGATGTATAACCTATACCATATTTATTAGTCAAGTTATATGTATTATATTTTTTAAATCTTTGAATGGTTAATTCCTTTGCCAAACATCCGCAAGATTTAGTCTTTCCTTTCGTTAAACTGTATGACTCTACAGTCAATATAGGTTTATTTTCACAATTGCATTGACAAATCCACATCACTTGATTGTGTTTATTATTTTTATCTCTTTTAAGAACAGTTAATCTATTAAATTCTTGCCCAACCAAATCTTTAAATTTTCCCATTATTATTCCTTTCTAAAACACAATATTCCAGTAATTAAAACATTTCCTATAACCAGCTCCTATTAACGAAAAATCATTTCTATTCCTTACAGCTCTATCAGAACACCATTTTGCAAAACCTTTCCTACCACTATAATAACATCGAATATATCTGTTTTCTTTTTCATTGTAATATACTATCCACCATGAAGCTTTAAATAAATTAATTAACTTTCTTTTACCAATTATTTTTCTGAGGTGTTTATTTAATCTTTTATTCTTATGTTTTTTCTTTTTTGATTGAGTTTCCGACCAGTTTGCCCATTCAATATCTTTTTCCCAATCTTCAATTATATCTTCTAAAACTTGAGCATCCATTTTCCAATAAACGTGTTCAGTACCATAAGATAAATCGTTTTGAATTAATCCATCACCAAAATCAAAAGGTAATCCTTCAAGACTTTGATACGCTCTAATTTCCTCCAATGCAATAATTGCGTCTTCTTTTGATTTAATATTTTTCTCGTCATATATGTAACTCAAATATTTATTCACCTCTCTTTTCATCAATCTCATAACTCAATAACCAAACTAATTCATCAAAATATTTATTATCTAAAATATCCAATGCTTTTTTCAAAGGAACATCAACATCTTCAACTAAACTTTCTATAAATTCCTTACGATTTTGATAGCCTTTAGATTGATAAATTTTGTTTATGTCTGTCATCTAATCTCCTCCAAACTATTCCTTAAAACCTCTAATTGTATCTCTGCACCGTTACTGAAAACTTATAAGAAGTTATAAATTAAACAAATAAGTTATAACTCTATGTTTCATTCCTCATTCATCGTGTTCTTTTTCATATTATTTCTAATACTACTCAAGTGGCTTAACACTCCAAAGGCTTAAATTCCTCGGCAACGTCCGAGTATTTTGTTTGTATTTATGCTACTTTAAATATCTTGTATTTATCTGTATCTCTTAGATTCAATGAAGCATTATAATCCCTGTCTAAAATACTTCCACAGCCAGTACAAACCCATTCTCTGTCGTTTAAATTTAATAACTTGTTAACTTTACCGCAATCATGACATGTTTTGCTTGAAGGATACCATCTATCTACAATTCTAACTTCAATATGATTCCATGCTGCTTTGTATTTAATCTGTCTTCCAAACTCATACAGGCTTTGTTGTTGAATTGCTTTAGATAAATGGCAATTCTTCATCATTCCAGAAATATTTAAATCCTCTAACGATACAAAAGATGGTTTGGTTTTCACGATCTCAGTAGTCGTTTGTTGGAGATAATTATCTCTTACCCCATTAAGTTCGTGTTGAACTGATTTAATTTTATGTTCCAGTTTAATAATGTTCTTAGTTTTAATATATTTCAAACCATCACGATTCGCTTCATATCTTCTAGATACTTGTCTTTGAAGACGTTTCTTTTGCTTCTCTAATCTTTTCATCTTTTTGGTTTTATTAATATTACCATAAGCAACTTTATCTGAACAAATTGCTAAATCTTTAATGCCTACATCAATCCCGATTCCTTCATTTAATGGTGTTTCAAGACTATCTGGATATTCTATTCCAACGCTAATCCACCAATTTAAACCATCATGTGAGATTCTTGGATTGATATACTTAACATCTTTACCAAAAGGAATTCTATCATGTTCAGCTAATCTTACCCAGTTTAATTGCTGTTTATTTTTCTTTGTACTTTTAGCAAATCCTTCAAATTTAACATGAGTTGATGTGAATTGAATTTTAATATTGTCTTGATAAAATTTAGGAGGAGATTTTTTTCGAGTCTTGAATTTAGGAAACTTAGCTTGCCCTTTAAAGAATCGTTGATAAGCAGTACAAGCATCTTTAATTGCTTGTTTTGGTACATTATTAGAAACACTATTCAACCAACTAAATTTTTCTTCTTTCTTTAGTTGAGTTAATTCTTTTCTTAAATCATTATCTGAAATAAATTTACCGCCATCTGCATAATTCTCTTTTTCTCTACCCAATGCCCAGTTATATGCCCACCTTGCGGTTCCAGCATTTTGAAACATTAAAGTATTTTGCTTATTGTTCGGTACAAGCATCACTTTGATTCCCTTGATCAATTTCCTCATCTCCTTCCTTGATTAAATCATCAATCATTTTTCTAGTTCTATTAGCTCGTTTACCTTGAAGTCTACAACTAAAAACAGTGATAATTTGTATTAAATCTTCCACCAATTCTTCTTGTTGTGTTTTCTCAGTGCTATCTAATATCTCTATTTCACAACCATTAAGATTAGCCATATATTCTATTAATTCAAAACCAAATCTAAGAAGTCTATCTTTACAAAGAATAATTATTTTGTCTACTTCTTTATTATTGATTTTCTTCAATAAATCCCTGAGTCCCTTTTTCTTATAATTAATTCCACTACCAATATCAGTGATTATCTCATATGGTTTGTTTAAAGATTCCAAATACTTTGACAAATTATCAACTTGTCTTTGCAAGTCATCTTTTTGCTTATTAGAAGAAACTCTACAATATCCGATTACTATTCTACTTTTTTCTGAGTCATCTTTAATGTTAAGAACTTCTTTTAATTGTTGGTGCGAGTAATACCTATAACCATTAGCTCCAGTATGATTGGGAGTTAGTTTTCCATTTTTATCCCAATTCCTAAGAGTTTGTGGAGTTCTAGATATTAACTTTGAAAATTCATGTATGCTATAATATTTCATATGTTTTTCACCTCATATATAGATTATAACATACAATAATTATAATGTAAATGGTAAATTTATAACTTTTTATAACTTTTAGTTAACAGTTGCTAACCTTCAATTTCCCATGTTGCTAACATATCTGTCAATGCTTTGATGTAGCTGATTACACCTTGAATATTGATGATATTAATAATTACAACATTGCCATCTGGTTTATTATTTTCAGTAAAACTATTACAAAAGCATATTCCTAAAGATTCTGGACTGTCTTTATGTACAATTTGACTAATTTGAGTCGTATTTTCACCTAAAGTTATTACTCTGGCTCCATTTGGGTATTGTTCGATCATTGTTGTTTTCCTCCTTTATAATTCCTCAAAATAATCATCATTTAATGAATAAGATAAATCTCTACATCCTTGTTTTGCAAACAGCAACATTTCATCAAATCTTATAACTTCCCATATTTAATTAGTGAATTTATTCTTAAATTGTTTACCTATTTTATAATTTTCTGCATAGAACATTTTGTTAATCATCTCCTTTATACTTTATTACTCAAAACAATTTTTACACCTTCCCATAAGGAATTACACAATTCTATATTTCTAAATATATAATGTTCCTTTTTATAAAAAGTTATCGTCCACTCAAATTCATTATAATAATTACTCATTATGTCAATATTACAAGAAGACAATATCTCAATCATCTGCCCTATATTTAATAATGGTAAACATTTATCCTTCTTAAAAATACATCCTCCGTTTGCCACTTCATTTTTGCCAAAACATTTTCCATCTTCACAAGGATAAATAGTATTATTTACTACAAAGAATGTGTGAATCTCAGGATTCCACCATTCTCTTAAACTATCTTTTTGTTCATGTGTTAATTCTTCTAATTATTCTATAGTAATTACCTGTTTCATAATTTTATCTCTCCTTATCTTTGCTTTAAGTCCTTGCAGGAAGCTTTTCATTACATAATTTCTAGCTATCGCGTCGAAATTATTCCATGAACTATATTATTTACTTATAAAAGGTTGCAGGTAAAATTTCACTATCAACCTACTAGCAACCTCCAAAAACCCTATTATAACAATACTTTCAAGGAAAGGTTGTTGGTTGCTAGTGAATTTAACAAATAGATACAGATATTGTTGTCAATTATATTACTTAATTATTATTTATTTTTTAATTTGATGAATTTCACTAACAACCTATCAACCTATGCCCTATAAACATTACTGTGACCTTGTTTTTTGAGGTTGCTAGTAAAATATTTTCACTAGCAACCATCAACCTTTATTATCTTTTATCTAATTTTTCAAAAAATCCCACAGTTTTTCCACCAATTTTCTTCTGTTTCTTATTATATTGAAGTCTTTTTAATTCTTTGCCAAAATTAACATTGTTCAATTTCATAAAACCATTTTCTTCGCACCATAAACCATATGAATTGTATAAGTCATTACTTTTTACACCTTTGTTTTCATCTTCAACTACAACATATTTTTCTTCCATAAATTGCTTTACTGGATTTGAATCCAGTTTATATTCTTCAAGTTTATTATTAACTTCTGTACTTTCAGTAAATTTATTTTGTTTATGCAATCTTTGTAAACCTTTTAATGCAAACATAAATATTGCATCTGCCTCAAGTTTTAACTTTTCCGACAGATCAATATCAATTTCTTCACCACAATTAAAACATTGGTCTAGCATATTTATTTTATATCACCTCCTTTCTAATTTAAACTATCATCCAATTCCTAAAATTACTCCACGTACTATTATCATAATCTTCATTTAGGTTTGGTCATTTTGTTTCTTCACTTCTAATATTATTTTTAAATTATAATATTATTTTTACAATATTCATGAAACTGTTTAGTTAAATCATTAAACCATTTTTTATATGTGTTGAAGAATTTTTCATTATTATTTAAATCTTCTTCACATAAAGAATCTAATGAACAATAGTTACAAACAGTACTAGTTAAAACTTTATCATTCTTATCATGAATTTCCATTAATTTAATAAATGTATTAGAATAGTTTTTCTCATACGCAAATACTATTTTAAATTCATTAAACAATTTATATTTGATTTTATAATCTTTCTCATTATCATTCCAGAATCTCATATATCGTTTATTATTTAATTCCTGAAGATTATCTTTTATAATCCCTAAAATATACTCCTCAACATCAACAATCTTCCCATACTCTAATTTAAAACCATCCTTATCCATTTTGGATTTTATACTTAAAGGATTAATTTCTGCTAAATCTTTATGTTCAATAGTTATCCCTTTCATATCAAAAATCATTTCATCTATATCTTCACCCCAACAGAGTCCTACAATAGATACCGAATCGTCTTCAACAATATCTGTTTCTTTAGGAACAGCAAATAGAATAGGATCTAATTGGCAATATAGAAATTCAATTTGTCTTTGTTGTTGGAGAACTGTATTTTGCAATGATGCCTGGGCATCTTGTAATCCTTCGATTTGATTTCTAGTCCTTCTCTTTTCCTCTATAAATTCTAATTCTAACTTATTTACTTTAGAAGAAATAGAAGTAATTTTATCATTCAATGTTTTAATATTTGTATCAAAAGACAAACTTAATGCTTTTAGATTCTCGTCATTAGTTTTAGATGCTAAATACAAATTTTTCTGAGTAGGAATTATTAATTCTAAGGTTTGAAATATATTCTCAAAATACTCTGCATAATATATTTTCAATAATTTATTACTCTTAATTTGCTCCCAAATATTATAATAGTCAATAGGGCATAATATGTAGCTTTGATATTTCGTGGTTGTATCCTGTCGTAACAATTCATTAAAATATTTTAATCCTTGTTTTAATTCACCTGAATTCTTTTGGATATCAAATATTTTATCCACTTCAGTATATTCAACCGGAATTATAACCATGTTAAATTTATCAGCAAGATTTCTAAATTCTGATATTTTTACCTTTGGTAACGCATTTAAAGCAGTTAAGACATCAGAATACTCACCATCATGATTATATTGTCTTATTAATTTGTCTGGTAAACTCCTATGTGTCTTCCACTTTTCATTTCTTACTGAGTTCACATCTTTTTTTAATTTTAAGTCAATTGCATCTTGAAATTCTTTTGGAACTGTTTTTAATAAATTTTTTGATTGTTTGTACAAAGTTAATACTTTCTTTAAATCTGCGACAGTGTTAGTCTCTTGTGGTTGCATAAGAAACTCAATATTGTATTCTATTTTAACACCCTGTAATAAATTAGGCATAATTATTCCTTCTTTCTTTATTTAATACCAACTGTCTTTTGCCATTTCTCCATCTTAACATTAATAAGATTAACTAATTTTTCATTATCTCCACCTAATTTATAAAATAATGATATAGCGACCATAATTACATCTATACACTCTTCTTTAACATCTTGTGATCCTAACCCCTTATAGACACTTCCTTCAGCATTTATGTAAGATAATAATGCTTGTGAACATTCTCCAGTTTCTTCTGATAATTTAAGACATATTTGTTCTAATGATTTTCCATTTTTAATACTTAGTGATTGGATATTTTCTAGCAATTTAATAATCTTGTTCACCTCCTTATAATTCTTTCCTTAATAAGTATAATATATTAATTAGAAAATAGCAAATATTTATTTATATATTCAATTAAACTTGAATCCCATCAATTGTAAAATTTATATTATTGAAAATTATTGTTTCTTTAACTTTTTCTCAATGTTGTTAACCAATTCTTTTAGTGTCCATCCATCAGCAAATTCAAATCCTTTATCACTTGATTCATTTTCATGTGCTACCCAATATAAATGACTATCATCAAATCCAAAGTCTCTGATCAATTCACAATTATATTTCTTCTCGATTACTTTTTTAGTTAATTTCATTTATGTATCATCCTTTCTATTATAGCGTCAAACAATGCTTTTCTGGAAAATAACTATTTTACATATGGTTAATAAATAGGTACTTTTAAAATATATTTACAAGTTTTATAGTCTATATTGCATTCTTTATATGTGCAGTTTAGGGATATATTTAGAATGCTAGTATAAAGTTTTAGGCAAGTATTTAACGCACCATCTTACATCATATTTGTTCAATTTATTTACTCCTTTCATTCCCGTAAAATAAAGAACTTATAGGATATTAATCTATCCATATAGAATTACCACAATGAGAACATAACATCTTATCTTTTTCTCCATATTGATTAATTCCATCACATTTATCACAAGGATAATAATTTCCATTATTACCTTGATGCTCAAACCTACAGGTTAAACATTTCTCATATTTCATAACAAACTTCTCCTTTATTCTACAAATTTGCAATTAATTTAAGCAAATCTTTTTTATGTTCCATAATAAAATCCTTTGTGTCGTTTAAATCCCATATGCTTGAATTATCTTTAATAAAATCAGTTAAAGATTGTTCCGCATCACTAATTCTGGTTCTGTTTTCTTTGACAACCTTAGTTACTAGATCATCCCTAATTTTTAAAAATTGTTTCATATCTTCTTCACTATAAGGATATGATTTTGACTCATAAGTCTCTTTGTATTTTATGTCTTTACATTTTAAACTTTCAACCTTTATGGTTACTTTTTTGTCATCATATGTAATTCCCCATGTAACTTTATTTCTTAACCAATAACGATCTTTATCCATTTATATATCTCCTTTATTATGTTTTAAAGTCCTAACCAACATACCATTCTCATAAACATCAATACCTTTAGGACTCCACACCTCAAAATTCATTCCCATTGCTTTCATATATTCTAATTTCATATTTGCCAACCATCTTTTCTGTGCTGTATAAGGATTGATATAATAAAAATCATTTTGTTTTGACATAATTGTATTTAATAAAATCTTTTGATATGGGAGAAGTTTAATATCTGGGCATGTTTCCTCGATAAATGCTACTGGATTATGTTGATAATATTCTTTTAAGTTTTCATATTTTTCTTTGAAATTTATTTTATCTTGATCTGTAATTTCATTCATCAAACAACCTCCTATACTCTTCTTCTAATCCCTTACAAGTTAATCTACTAGCATCTCGTTTAGCATGTTTTAGATCTTCATTACTAATTCCAAATATTTTTGCATTATAGTATAAATCTTTTATTAAATTTGAAGAATTACGATTTATTAAAATTCGTTCATGCGTATCTATCGGTTTGACGAATCCATATTCATCTAAATTACCTTTGCATACAAATTGATCAAATCTTTCACATTTATAACGATATTTTATCCATAATTTATATGCTTCTTGATATCCTTCAGATGGCTCAGGCCATTTACATAAATATTCTCTCATGAATAGTTCTTTATTGTCTGGCATTTTATTTATTCCCTTTCTAAAATGTTTAAACATTACTTATTCCTCCCATATTTCTTTAATAATTCATTCATATAATTTGGTTTAGATTTAATTTTCTTATTACTTTCTTTAGCTAATTTAATATATTCATCATTTGACATACTTTCAATTGGTTGAGCATTATTAATTTTTGATAATTGAGCATTATTTAATATTAATGTAGGAAAATCGCTTTCTTCCTCCCCTATGGTTTCAATCTCAATTATTTCTGAATCTTTTTGACCATTAATAAATATTAAATCTTTTTCAAGACCATACCTATTATCTGTGGTATCAAAAAATTCATCACCAATTCTAAAAATTAATCTGAATAAAGTCATAATATTATTCTCCTTTTATAGTCTTTCTAAAGTTGGATTTCCTTGTAATTATTCAACTATTTCTACAGAGATTGTAATTTTTGCGATACGACAATTTTCTTCAGAAGTCATTGGATGATTATTAATTTGCTTGATTAACTTTTTAGCTAAAGGTTTATCCTTTACTTTATATGCACGTATAGGATTATCTGTAACAAAAACAAAATTTGCATGACGTTCAGTAACTTCAAAGTAGAGATTTTTATCATTTACAATTGCGTATTCAATCAATATTATTCCTCCTAATTCATATTTGAATAATCTCCTGCCATTAAATCACAATAACATTCCTCACATACGAGTATACTATCAAATTGATCTGTGTACCAATAAGTAATATCTCCATCAGATGTGTAATAAGAACTATCCTGTTTTAATTCTTTTCCGCAATTTTGGCATTTATCCATAAAGTATTTTCCTCCTATAATTGATGTCTTTAGTTTGCTTAACTATAAGAATTTAACCAAGTATTACAATGAGGACAATATTCATCATAAAAAGTTCTTGATTCACCATCCCAAGTATATCCTTCTGTCTTAGACACTACAGATTGATCATATTTACTTTTACATTTTTAACAAATCAAGATTATATTCCTCCTTCGGGAGTTTTTATTTCGATTGAAATTATTTACATCTTGATTATATCTACACGAGTATATTCTTGTGTATAACAATCAATATTTTTATATCTTTTATAGAGATAATCTTCAAAATCTTCCATACCAAAGCAATCAAATAATGATATTGCATTATGAAATTTGAATAGATATTTTTCTTCTAATCTATCCATAAAATCCTTCAAATCTTCTATTCCTTGTTTCATTTCTGATATTAAATTTATTGAATCTAAAGCTTTAATAACCTCTTGCTCAATCTCTTCCCATTGTTGAATTGTCATCATAATATATTCTTTCCTTTCTTTAGAAATAATTTCTATTAATATAAACTACTTTACATCCTTCATCCAATAAATATTTCTCAGCACACCAAGCATCATTAAGTTTCATTCCTTGACGTTTTTGAGAATTTAAAATTTTA